TGCGTCACTCATACTCGCCCCCCAGCCGGATTTTCCACACGCTCGCCGAGGGCGGCCGCCGGCAACGCCCCTGTCTCGACGGCCGCGAGATCCGCCTCGCGGAAGACATGCCGGCAGGGGTGGAGCTGGCGGCACTTGATGGCAGCCGAGGGGCGATGCATGGTACGCTCATCAGGCGGGCGTTGGGCCCGCTCTGGGGTCGTCCGATGGATCGTGCCGCCACAATAGGGACAGTACGGGAGGGCTGGGTCAGCGGGTCGCACAGACGAGAGTAGCGACCAGAGCGCGCCACCGAGGGCACCGATGGCACAGAGGGTCCGTAGGTGAGAGTTCCTGTTAGCTATCATTTCTCTCCTCGACACGGTCGATGTCCAGGCGGTCCTCTCCGTCTGGTGTTAGGTTGACTGTGAGCGTGGTCTTCGTTCGGTATCGCTCGATCTCGCGTTCGTTGTAGAGCACAGCCCGGAGCGACACGCCATCGTAGACGTAGGCCAACTCCGACCGGTCATCGAGGTGTTGTTCCCCGCGTTGGTCTCGCATTTCGTCTTTATCGCTCGTCATGCTTGGCTCCCGAAGGCCGTCAAGGCCTCCTGATCTCCCTCGAGGTCCGTCAGTAGTTCCGGCTCGTCGACTGTCACGCCGACGCGCTTCTGTGCCATCGCCACATACTCGGGGTTCAGTTCGATTCCCACGAACCGGCGTCCAAGTTGCTTTGCTACCAGACAGGTAGTACCCGCCCCGGCAAACGGGTCAAGTACGATTCCTGGAGCTGTCTCGGCGGGGTCACAGTCGCACTGCTGCTCCCACTCACCGACCTCTCGTTCAGGGAGCGTGAAGCCCTCCCTCCGTCCTTGGTGGTTCCCGGTCCGGTCCTTGTAGCCAGTGTCCTCTAAGTCGATGGCGGGGGAGCCACCGGCCACCTCGCGGTTTTTCTCGACCGTTTTTCGGTCGTGAGGAGTCCCGCAGTCCGAACAGACCTTCGGCGGACATGACGACTTGATCGGGCGCTCGCACAACTCCGGCGGGTAGACCGCGAAGTGCGCTTCGGGGAACGCCTTAACCGGCACCTCGAAGATGTCTCCGGGGTTCTTCCCGTTCTCGTGGAGCGCATCCTCGGCATCCATGAGGACGCTCTCGCGTGCGTCCTCGCGAGGCGCAGAGGGGCTTCCGACCCCGGCGGACTCGAAGCAACTCTCCGAGCGCTCGAGGGAGCTCTCCTTGTGCGGCTCTCGGATCGCGTCAAGGTCGAACCAGTAGTCCGGTTCCGGCGTCAGATGAAACACGAACTCTTTGTGTTCGTGCAGCCGGTCCTTCACCGGGTGCGGCATGGGATTCGGCTTCGCCCACACCGCGTCCGAGCGCACGAGCCAACCCGCGTCTTCGAGGGCAATAGCAACGCGGTGAGGGACAAGCATCTTCGACTTCCGACGGAAAGATGACTGGTTGAGTGGGCCGTTGTACGAGTCGCCGTCTTCGCCACTGTAGCGTGCACTACCGTGACTCTCCTCTGTCCACTGCCCCCCCGCTCCGCCGCTACCGGCGAACGAATCCCCGAGGTTCAGCCACCAAGAGCCGTCAGGGCGGAGTACGCGCCGCAGTTCCTCGGCGACATCAACGAGGGTCTGGATGTACTCGTCGAGGCTTTCCTCCAGCCCGATCTGGCCGTTGACTGAGTAGTCTCTGAGGCCATAGTAAGGAGGAGATGTCATACACATATGAACAGATGACTGTGGCATCGCCTCGAGGACTTCCTCGGCGTCCCCGTGGTGGATATCCTGAGTCCACTCTCCGATAGGTCTGGTGGGCGTGTCATTCACGGCCAACCACCTCCCCCGGGTGGCGCGTGGATAGGCGGGCCTTCTTCGAGTTCTCCCACGTCGTACTCCTCGCCGTTGACCGTCACCGTACCAGCGTAGGGGTCCACTTCGACAGTCCACTCGGTGTCGAGTCCACCAACCCACTCGACTCGGGTGGGTTCTCCCGTGACGTGTTCGGCGGGCCTATTCGTCAATCCCCGCCACCTCCGATAGACGGTCGCCCCCACCGCTCAACCGGCTCCGAGAGGTCAACGACCACCATCTCGTGCTCCTCGTCGTCGTGGCGAACGGGGAGTGCCACCGATTCGTCCACCCGTTCGTGCCAAATCCCGTAGTGCGGGAGGACGGAGCGCACAGAGACATTGCCGCCGTGTTCACCGTCACGGGAGTAGCTGTACGTTCCCTCCCGCGTCGTCGGTGCGGGTTTGAACGCGAGCTCGTCGGTGTCGTCAGAGACGTAAATCTCGACGTGTTCTACCCCGCTAAACCAGAGTTGGCCCGCGACTTTGTTGAAACGGATTATCCCGTTCTTGTAGAGTTTCGCGGATGGCTCGCCAGAGTACTCCATCTGGTCGGTGAACTTCCGCCACTCAGTCATCGACAACCAGCACCTCCTCGATGTTCGCGGCTAGCGTCTCACCATTCGCCCGCAGATGGTCGATGTATTCGGCTTTCGAGACGCCGAGGAGACGCACGCCACATTTCGGACACGGGTCGCGGTATGTGCTGTATTCGGCCTCGCTACTCTGCGTCATAGTTCCGTCTCCTCCGCCGCGAGGACGCTCCCGGGCGCCAACTGGTACTTGCCCCCGCTCTCGTCCTCGATGTAGTAGGTCGTCCCGTGGAGCGAGTCTATCGTCACCCCGAAGATCGTGCCGACGCGCTCCTCCCTGTCGATCCCCGGCGGTCGGAACCGGACCCGCCGAGCGGTGTTCTCCGTTGCCGAATCCATCACGAATCGCCTCCTGATCCTGAGTAGCACCGCAGATGGTACTGACCGTTGACGATCACCGCGTCCCACTCGATGCACTGGCCGCAGCCAGCGCAGCACTCACCGACGCCGTCTCGATCGGGTAAGACGGCCTCTCGCCACAACCGCTCGGGAATAAACTGTGTCGACGGGTACCGATCCCCCGACCACACCTTGTACCGGGTCCCCTCGTCGTCGAAGGCGAATGAGGCTTTCCTGTCCCCGTTGTACGGCGGAAACTCATCGACGTGCATCGCGTCGTCGGGGTCATACGGATCGGAAGGCCCCGCAGTCGTGCAAGATTCGGCCTCGGTGCCCTGCGTCACAGGTCATCCCTCCCGCCATCGAGGACGTGGGGCTCCCGTTCCGTCCGGTGGGCCTTCTTCTCGTGCTGTCTTCGGTACGCCAGTTGCGAGAACGTGGCGTCGCAGAAGCGACACTCCCAGCCCTCGTCGTGCTCCGTTGCCGTACTCTTCGAGTCAGTCATCGGCTGTCACCTCGTCGTAGGACGGGACGCCGGCGCCACCATCGTCCGAGATGCCGCCGCCGTAGGTCCCGAGGTCCGGGTCGCCAGGCGTGAGCGCGTGGGTACACAACGCCTTCGCCATGTTCACCGGGACAGCGTTCCCGATCTGCTCGGTTCGGTTCTGTTTTGTCCCGACGATCTCGTAGTCGGCCGGGAAGCCCTGCGCTTGCTTGAGTTCATCCGGCTGGAGCATCCGATAGCGAATATCGAGTCCCCAGGGCCACATCTCCGGGACGCAGAGCGCGAAGCGGTCCCGGGAGGTAACCGTCCCGAGCGGCTGGTCGAGGGGCTTCGCGGGACCCTCGTAGTCGTCGATGAACGGCCGGACGATAGGGTTGGAGAGCGCGAACACGCCACCCTTCTCCGTGGCGATGGTCGGCATCGGGTCCGACACCGAGAGCGCAGCGCCGCCGTGCGAGTACCGGATCAGCGACGGCGTCACGAGTTTTGCCCGTGGGTCCGACGTCACCGTGTGGAACGGCTGGTCGGCCGGCTCGTACAGCGAGTTGCTGTGGAGTCCGCCGTGGATGCCGTTCTTTGGTTTGACCAGCGTGTGCGCCTCCGCCGTATAGACGGCGTGTCCCCCATGCGTGGCGATCGTCGGGACCGGCGAGTCTGCGACGTCTATGGGGTGCGCTCCATCCTGCTGCCGGAGGAGATGGGTCGTCGTCCCAGCGGCGGTGCCTGGAACGCGGACCAGGAACGGCTCATCGAGGTCCGCCGCGAACGCCTCGGCGTGTTCCGCGGGGACGATGGGCTGCTCGCGCAGGGCACGAATCTCTGGCTTGCCCATCTCCGCGAGCGCGTCCGCGAACGGTTCGATAGCCGGCGAGCAGTGGCGCCGAAGCCCCTCCGCGATCCGCTGCATCGTCGTGTCCTTCGGGGGCGAGTGGACGCGGGGCTCGGTGAGATCGCGGGTGAAGATGGAACTCCCGAGGTCCGCCCAGTCGATGATGTCCGCGGCCGTGCGACGGTCGGCGAGGTCGGCATCGGCGCCGTGCGTCGGGTCGGGGAACGACGCCTTGCCATCCCGACGGCCGGTGATGAAGAACCGCTCTCGCGTCGTAGGGTCGCCGAAGTCCGCCGCCGTGAGTTCCGTCCACTCGACGGCGTAGCCGAGCTGGTTCAGCGCGTTCACCCAGGCGTCGAAGATCGACCCGTCCCGGACCGGCTGCCCGTCCTCGTCGACGGGCCCCCAGTTCTGGATCTCGGGGACGTTCTCGATGACAAACGCGTCGACGTTCAGTTTCTCCAGCCAGTTGAGGATGTGCCAGGGGCTCATCCGCTTCTGCTCGGAGACGGGTTTGCCCCCACGGGCCCGCGAAAAGTGCGTGCACTCGGGCCCGCCGACGAGGAGATCGACGTCCGGCCGGTCGGCATCGTCGTCGGTGAGGCGCTTGACGACGTCCGGCGGGTGGAGTTGTTCGACCTTCGAGTGGTACTGGTGCGCGTCGGGGTGGTTCGCCTCGTGGGTTTCGACGGCGCGGTCCCAGTGGTTGACGGCAGCTTCCCGGAGTTCGTAGCCGAGGTCGTCGCAGGCCTGGCGAAGCCCCTCGGAGAAGCCCCCAGCCCCGCAGAACAGGTCGACCGCGGTGACGGTAGAGCCCGCACTCATGTCTATCGCGCCTCCGTGAGCGTCGCCTGCTCGCCCAGGTCGATCGCGTTCGAGATCCCGAACGCGTGTTCGACGCGCCGGCAGTCGTTGTGCTCATCCAGCGAGTCCTCGCCGAACCACTCGGCCTGGAGATAGTCGCTGTACTCATCGGACGACGTTGTGAACTCCATGACCTTGTTGTGCGGCCAGAATCGGGTCCAGACGAAGTCCTTGTAGTCGTCGTCGCGGTCGATCCAGCCGTAGATGTCGACGTACTGGTGGTCGGACATCTCGCCGACGGTGAATCGATCCCACTCGACGACCGGCACCATTTCGAGGTGCCGGGCTATCCAGTCTTTCTTCTTGACCGGCGTTTTCTCACTCATCCCGAATCACCCCGTCGCAGTCCGTGCAGACGGTGAGTTCGATGGGACCGACCCCAATATCGTCCCGCTCAGGGGCGTCGCACTCGCAGATAGGTTCCCGGCCGCTGTGGTCCTCACTCTCACTCATCGGAGCCACCCCCGAATCGGTCGTTTGACAGGAGGATATCAGCGTGCTCGTGGCACCACTGGCACGTGTGGTACGCCGAGCAGCTGCAATTCGACAAGTCGAGATCCTCGATGGACTTCTCAGACGTGTCCATCAGTTAGACCCTCCCCTCGTGGATGCACACCAAGCAGTACCGATCGTCGTGCTCTGCGAACATTTCCCCACCGCAGCGAGGGCAGGTCCGCTCGCAGAGGTCGTCCATGCTACTCTGCGTCATCTGTCGGGTTCCATCTCCGCGTACTGCTGGTGCATCGGTTTTTGACCCGGCGGCCCCGTGGGCTGCTGTTCGGCGTACCAGCCAAGCAGTGCGCACCCGACCGCCTCGGCGACCTCCTCGTCAGCAGGCATTCGAATCTCGGCGGATTTTACCGGGGCGTCTGTTGGTTCGCCATCAAGGCCCTGGAACTGGCGTTCGCGGTGTGTCGTAACGGTGAGAATGCCATCATTCTCGGTTACGTCAACGTCTATATCGTCTCCCGACTCCGTGTTCTTGGTACTCATATTTCTAAATCCTCTTTGGTGATGTCCTCACGCCGGAGCGCGAGGACGTCGACGTCGTCTTCAATCTCACCGCACTCGCGGCACGTTACTCTGTATCGAAATCGTGCCATATCGCATACTAACGGCTCCAGAAACATAATTCTATGGAATGCTTATAGTAGTCCAATTGTACCCAAAGAGTTAGTGCATAACGGAACGAACATGGCGGTATAGATGGCGGTACAGAATACGATGGTCAACGAGAACTACGAGCCCAATGCACACGAGGAACGAGTATTGGAGTTCGTGAAGTCAGAACCCTGTGGTCGCGTGACGAACCGCTACGTCCGAGAAGAGATCTCGATGGCCGCCGAGCGCGTTGATCCGGCGCTGAACAATCTCGAAAAGGCAGGGTGGGTCAAGCGACTCACACGCGGTTTCTACGAGCTGGTGGAGGATCCACGGGAGGAAGAATGAGCACCGACTATCGCAGCCAAGCCGGCAGAGACCGGCTGGAATTAATTCTGGCAGTCCTGTTCGATGAAGCTCCGCACGCCCTGGACGGTCGTGCCTACGTCCAGAAGCTCACGTTCCTGCTCCAGCAAGAGGCCGACACCCGTGGATTCGTGTTCGAACCGTACGATTACGGTCCGTTCAGCCGCGACCTCTACAGCACGCTGGACTACCTCATTGAGAACGACTACGTCACTGAACGCGAGGAAGAACGCGAGAACGGCCAGATTCGCTACTGCTACGAGGGCGGATCGCGGATGGAAAAAGTGTTCGGCCACGGCGACCACGACGATCTCCGCGACGCCGCGCAGACAGTCTTCGACGAGTACCCGACCGACGACCTCGGCGAGCTGCTGGAGCAGGTCTACTCGGAGTACCCCGCGATGGCGCGGAATTCCGTCTACTGACTGTCGGTTCCGTTGCCGTCGGCGCCGATATAGGCACCGAGCGCGTCGTAGAGGTGGACGAACCCCTCGACAGGCTCCTCGCCGTGCCGCGCCCGGTACATCGACGTATTGCCGGCCGTCCGCGTTTCCTCGATGAACCCGTAGGCCTCCAACAGGTCGCGGTTATCGTACCAAGTCCGACGCGCAATCCCGGCCATCTCGCAGATGTCTCCGGGTGCGAAGTCCTGGGGGCCGCCGTCGACCAGCGCCGTGATGATCCGCACGACAGCCGGGTTGCTGAACAGTTCGACCACGGGCTCGTCCCCATAGTGGTCGGCCGATTCCGCGTCCTCGATGGCATCAGTCTCGTTCTGCGCCATACTACATCTATTGCACCCCCTCCACCTTATATCTTGTGTCTGAAGACACAGACTGTAAATCTGAATGCAAAAGTATAAGTACCCACGGGCTGTATACTCAAATGCACAAGAGAGGGAACACCCCTCCACGGGCGCCAGCCCGTTGGCAGTGCGGAGGTGAGCAAGACATGGCAACCGACGACGAACTGAAAGCGACGATGGCGATCAAGATGTGGCGGCTCTTCAAGCGCGGCAAGACGCCCGCGCCTGTCGACCAGGTTGTCTCGCAAGGGATCCGAGCGAGCGACCGCGGCCGTGCGAAGGACCTCGTTGCAGAGATGTGTGACGACGACTCAGCGCCGATTCGATGGGATGCGAAGTCCCACGGGACTGTGGCACTCGCCGGCGGGGACGAAAACGAAAACCGTGGCTGGGTGCGTTCGTGGGCACTTCGCCACGGCACAACCGAGGATGACCTTCCCTGGGGTCTGAGGTAGTCGCCCCCTCCCCAGGGGAGCCACCCGAGAATAGGATCGGTCTCAGACTACTTTCTTTCTTTGGATGCTAAATACTGAATGCTGAATAGGATTCTGCGACTTCTCGTCTCACGTTGCTTCCGGTGTTCTCACTCACCTTGGTTCTCAACACCATTCGGTAGACATGACAGATGATTTCACTGAGCGATGCAGTCGCGACGGCAATCGCCGTCATTATTCCAGCGGGGAGTCCGTTCAGAGCCGCAAGGGACTCCAACAAGAGTGCCAGTACGAGTGCAATCCCCAAGAGTCGCGGGCCGATCCAGTCAACGACCTGGGCCACCCGCGATGCAATCGCATCCATCTGCCGTTGGATCAGTTTCATTTTCACGGCCCCTTCTCCGCCCAGATGCGTAATCTTTTCTGAATACGCTGTATGCGGGAGCGCATGGAACCGATTACGCTCCGGCTCCCCGAGGACATCCTTGACGAGGTCGATGCCGCCGCCGAGGAGCGGGGCGTCTCGCGCTCCGAGTACATCCGTATTCGGATTTCTGAGAGCGTCTCACAATCTGAATACGACGACTTACAGGCCGAACACGACGCCCTACAGCGCGAACACGCCGCCCTTCGCGAGCGGGTCGAGGACCTGGAAACCGAGCGTGAGCACGCTGAGGCACGGGCCGACGATCTCCAGCGCCAACTCCAGGCGGCGCTTGAACGTCGCGAGGAGACCGAGGAACTTGTCGAGTATGTCGAGGCAGAGCGGTCTGCTGAACAGCGGCGCCGCGAGGCCGGGCTCCTCACGCGGTCGAAGTGGTGGCTCCTCGGACAGGACAGCGAGGAGGAGTAACCCCAATCGAAACTCGAAATCTATCTTTTCCCCTCTCTATTTCCTTCGGCGTCGGTTGGCCTTCGACCGCCAGAGTGCGCCAAGGTGAGGCTATTCTTCGGTTTCGATCGCGTAGCGCGTTGCCCCGGTGTCGGTGGTGCCGGCCTCGACGACGGCCCCCTCCTCGGTGAGGGCATTCAGCCAGGTCCCAACCGTCCGCCGGGAGACGCCGACCCCCTGCTCCTCGGTGATCGCGTGGGCCGCTGCCTTCGTTGCGGGCTCCTCCCGCTGCTGGAGGGCGTCAAGCAGGTCAAGGGCACCGTCAGGAACGTCGAGATCGGCCAGCGCCGCCGACAGGCCCGCGATTTCCAGGTCGGCCGGCTCCACGGCACCCTCGGGGACCGTTACAACGGATACGGAGGGGACCCCGTCATCGAAGTGTTCCGTGATAACGGGGCGCTTGATGGTGGTTTCCCCGTCCAAGGGGTAGGGTTCGGGATCGGAAAATACTGCTTCAACGGTGTCGAATCGGGCGTATTCGGTGCCGCTGGCGTCTCGGAGCACCACGTCACTGCTCTCCTCACGGATCCAGACGTTTTCACTCGTACCCGGACGTGTCATGGCCTCCCCGCCGAGCCGGAGGTCCCGGGGAGAAGTGTAGAACCGCGTTTCGCCGTCGACGTCGTGGTCCGACCGGCAGAGCGGCGGGTCCCGCAGGAGCGTGTCAGCGACCGCTGGAGCGTCGTCGGGGCGGACAAGGGCAAGGTGGGCTCGCCCCTCCTCGGCGGCCTGCAAGCAGTGGCGGGCGGTCGCGCCGGGCTTCGTGCGCCCGGTGGTGCATTCGGCCTCGATGCGAGCCTCACCCTGGTCGCCGAGCAAACGCTGGACGAGCTCCGGAGTGGCCTGCTCTGCGGGTGGGGCAGCGGTCGCGACAGCGTCCGGGTCCGCTCCCGAGGCCTGGCTGATCCGGATGTCGATGCCAGCGCGGGTAAGCGGGCCGTAGGCATCCCAGAGGAGACGCGTGTGGTCGGCGCCCCCAGCGCTCTGGTTCTCGCCGACGGTCGCGAGCGTCGCCCGCGGGGAGCGTGCGCGGAGGGTCGTCTCCCCATCCGTGCCGCTCACCTCAAGGAGACTGTCGTCAATGTGCTGGAGGACGCGGCGCCACACGTCGCCGTCGGAGGCCAGGCGGTCGGGGGTGTCCGCTGGTGTCTCCGCGAGGCGGGCCACGCGGCGACGCACGGCGTCAACACACTCGGTGAGAGCCACGCTCTCCTCGGGGGCCCTGGCACGGAGCGTAGTGTCGTAGACGCCCGCAACCGCGGCGCGTTCGACGCCCCCCGTGATGGTGAGGCTGCGCTCGGTTTCGGCGTCAGCATCGGCGTCAGCGTCGGTGTAGAGAGAGGTGTCGTCGACTTCCTCGCGCGTCACCGCGTAGCGGTCGAGGCTCGCCGCCTTTAGGTCTGCGACGTGGTCGCCGATCGCCTCCGTCGTGGCCTCGGGGTCCTCGCCCCGGGCTTCGGCGGCCATCACCCGCGCCTCACGGGGGGCGCGGAAAGCCTCGACTTGATAGCTATGCGTCGATTCGCGGGCGACCGTCTCGGTGCTCATATAAAAGGTGAATGGCGAGATATGGACGAGGTCCTCGGCCTCGACGCCGTCATGCTGCCCGGCGACGGCGAGGGCCTCCTCCCTGCGCCCGCTGGCGAAGGAGATCGTTGTGCGGGCATTCCCGAGGATCGCCGCCCGCACACCGTCGGGAAGTTGGGTCGCGGGGCGCTGGCAGGCGACGGTTACGCGATACCCGAATTTCCGACCCTGGTCCATGATGTTCTCGATGTCCGAGGCGGCCGTGATCACCGACTGCGCCTCGTCGACGACAAGTTCGAAGGGGGCGTCGGGGCGGTGGAACCGCTGTGCGAAATAGGTGCGCGTGATGAGGGCGTTCCCGACCATGTGCTTGACTGTCTCGGACCCCGACTCCGAGAACCGGACTACAATCTCCTTGCCGTCGGAGACGGCGTCGTGCACGCTAAACGTGGGGTTGCGGGCGCAGATCAGCTCGCGCACGTTCGGGTTGAGTACCCACTCATCGAGGCGGCCAGCAAGCGGGTCTAACTCCGAATCCTCGCGCTCGGCCAGCGTGCGCACGCGGTCGCGCAAGTATCGGAGTCGGTCGTCAGGCATGGCCTCGCCAAAGGCCGCGAGGGTCTCTGCATCGGAGCACACGGCCGCCACGTCGAAGAGCGTCGCGTCCTCGCCGATCCGCCCCATGGCACGGACCACCGTCTTCACGACTCGTTTCATCAGACCGCCGACGTAGTTGTCAGTCCCGCCGGCCTGCCCGACCATGGCGAGAATGTCCTCGGCGAGTTTTTCAACGAACTCGTCGAATTGCCGGGCGTCCTCGTCGGGATCCAGATACTCGGGAATTTCGAGGAAGTTGAACCGCGGGATCCGCTCGCGAGTGAGGTCCATGTAGATCAGGTCCTCGGGCGGGCGATCCTCGGGCCACTCCGCGAGCACCGCGTCGGTGTCGTCACCGGTGGGGTCGAGGCGGAGCCCGCCACCACCACTCGGCGCTCGGAACTGCTGGCTCGCGTCTCCCGCCAGGAATGTCGTCTTCCCGGTCCCGCTCTCCCCGTGGACGAATTTGTGCGGATTCGTGACGGCGTCGTAGTTGATTCCGGCCTCGACGCCATGGCGGGCGCCCAGGCCGTAGTATTTCACATCCTCGCCGACTGCCTCGGGGCCAGCGTCGAGGATGCCGACCTGTATCTCTTCTTTCGTCGCCTCGGCGGGGTCACTGTCGAGGCGGTCCCACTCGACGCGCGGGGTCCCCGGCGGGACGCCCTCGCCCGGTGAGGCGAGCGCCCATTTCATCTTGTTCGTGCTGACGTGCTCGGCCTCGGGAATATTCAGGAGACCGGCGACCTCGATTTGTGGTTTGATCATGCGCTGCTCGCGTTCGCGGTCGTCGGGCCACTCCCGACCGGCGGCGGCCCTCGCGGTGGCGACCGCGTCGCGCCCCGTCTGCGGGATCGGGACGAAGGTCTGGGCTCCGCGGTACTCATAGAAGTTATCGAACATTTCCGCAGTCGAGGCAACGCGCTCTTGGGCGAGGGCGGGGTCATCGCTCACCGCGACGATCCGGACGTGAAACGCCCATGCGCGGCCGTCGAGATCCGAGAGCATCTTTGCAGCCTGTGTGTCGGCCGTGCTCGGTGGGTGCTCGAACTCGTCGCGGAAGGCGTGATGCGCCCACCCGAGGGCCGTCCCGATCGGTGTCGGGAGGATCGCGCGCCGCTCGTGGGTGGGTTGGGTGAGGACCCACCGAAGTTTTTTCGTCGAGAGCGGGGCTGTCACGGCGTCTTCCTCGGCGGTGAGGCCGTCGCCATACTCCTCGGCGACGCCGAACCCGTCAGGGACGCCCTGTTTCCAGTCGGTCGCGGTCGGGCGGGCCATCACCTGCACAGCCACGTCGGCGTCGATCCCGCCGGCTTCGGCGGCCCCTACCATTTCCGTGAGAATCGACCCCGTCGGATCCCGACGAAATTCGTCGAGGGCGACGTTCTTCAACGGATAGAGTGTGTAGCGCCGGAGACCGAGCGTCGCGACGGCCATGTGCTGTCCCTCGTCGGGATCGAGCCACGTCGCGGGGCGGCGCTCGGTCCGACTGTCTGGGTATTTATCGGGGAGCTGCCGGCCAAGGAGATCGCTGGTCCGTTCGTCGCCGCCCACATACTGCAGCGAGACCACGCGCTCGGGAGATCCACTGGTCCCCGGCGACAGCGGGTCAGGGGCATAGCGGGCCTCGAAGGTAAAGGGCGCGGCAGTGTCCTGCTCGCGACGCCGGAGGACTCCGGTTGTGTCGGTCTCACCTCGGGGAAGCGACCGAAGGACCTCGTCCATCCCGGCGATCCCACTATTGTCTTGGTGCGGCCGGACGACGACAGCCGCCTGGTCAACGCTGGCGACGGCCGACTGGAGGTCCGCAACGGTCTCCTCGTCAAGTTCGACGGCATCCAGGCCCTGGCGAGTCACGGGTCTGCCCCGCCCCCGTCCGCGGCGACATCATGGCCGGGGGGATCGGTGCCGGTGCCTCGTGCTTTGCCGGTGTCCGTGTCGCTGTCGGTGTTGGCACCGTCGCTGAGGTCGTTGAGCGCGCCGCGCATGATCTCCTGGTAGGAGCGCCCGCCGGCCGCACGATGGCTGAAGGTGATGCTCTCGGCAAGCAGCGGGCTTGTCTCGACGCGGGTCCGAATCCAGCCGCGTTCGGACTGGAAGGAGAGGATACACTCAGAATAGCCCTTTGCTGCGCTCCCGGGGACGAGGCGCTTCCGAACGGTCCGGGCGTGTGTCTCGGGAAGGCCGAACCCCGCCAGCGTCGAGGCATCGACGCCGTCGGCGCGCATGATCTGAATAGTGCTGCACTGCTCGACAATCGTCGCGCGCTTGTTCTCTCCCTGCTCGGCGGCCTGGAGGAACTCCTGGGGGCTCTGCGTGACGAACCACAGCGCTGCGTCGTAGCGTCGCCATTCCCGGGCGGCCTTGTTCAGCCAGGCCGTCATTTGCTCGGAATGCAGGAGGTTGTGCGCCTCGTCGATCACAAATATCGTCTCGCCCTCGGTTTGCTTGATGAGTTGGCTGACCTGCCCGACCGCCAACTGAAGCGTCACGCTTTGGGCGCCACCGGTATCGCCAGCGAGTTGCCGCAGGTCGAGATAGGCCATCTCCGTCTCGGGCGAGAGCCCGGCGGAGGTATCTTGCAACAGGTTGTGATGCTTGCCGCCGGGCTTGAACGCGGAGAGTTCGGCCAGGAGGTCAGCGACGGTCTCCGCGAGGCTCCCGGCCTCTCGCTCCTCGGCGGTGAACGTGTAGTCCGCGGGCGCGGCCACCATATCTTCCAAGACTGCGAACAGGTCTGTGGGGTCCGGCGAGGGCTTGCCATGGGTGGCGGGATCGGTAGTGATCCCCGCGTCCGCGTAGGTCTGTTCGACGGCCTGCTCTATCAGGGCGGTGTAGTCCGCGGGGTCGACACCATTTGATCGGATGATCCCGGCGAAGAACTCGGTTGCCTCCTCGACTTTCAGGCGGTACTGATCATACCTCCCGCCGGTCGCCGCCTGGTCGTGGTCGGCAGCGGGGCGAATATCGAGGGGGTTGATTCCCGTCTTGCCATCAATCACGACGTGCTCGGCGGCGAACGCCTCGACGGCGTCCTCAAAGCCGCCCTGCGTGTCCGCGAAGATCACCGTCCGGTCATCGCCGTTCGCCCACCACTCTTCGGCGGCGGCTTCGACGGCGAAGGTCTTCCCACTCCCGGAGGGCCCAACCGTCACGAGGTGGGGCGCCTTCCCCTGGCTGAAGGGGTCAACCTGCACAGTCCGGCCCGTCGTCACGTCGCGGCCCCACCGAATCCCGCCGGGGTCGCGGCGCTCGAATGTCGCCGCGGGAAGCGCGGCCCCGAGAACGCCCCCGAGCGCGCGGTGTGTCTTGGTCGCCCGCTGGTGTGCCGCCCCACGCTCGGCGAGGCGGTCGGCGCCGAAGGGTGCCGCCGACCGGAAGGCAGTGTGCTGGTCGCCAAATGGGGCCGCAGGGTCGCACCGAGCGGGCGGTTTCTGCAACGCAGTCCGCACGCGGTCGGCAGCCTCGCGAAGCCGCTCCTCGTCGGGTGCCCGAACCGTCACGTAGCCCGAGAGGCCCCAGGGTTGCGTGTCGACGGTCTGAAGAAGTTTGTAGGCGAGGATGTAATAGGAGAGGTTATCGTCGAGTGTGAGACTCCCCACGTCCATCTGCGCCGCTCGATCCATCCCCTCGGCGTCGATCCGCGGGATGATCTTCTCCAGGCGGTTTACCTCGGCTTCCCGGTCCCGGGGGTGTGCGTAGAGTTTGAGGTCAAGGTCGACGCCGGGCATGGTCCGCACGGTGTGCAGAAAGCGCGAGCGGGGCTGCTCGGGCCACGTGCTGATCCAGAACGTCCGGGCGACCATGTCACCGACCTCGACGTGGCGGGTCCGCTCGGCATACCATTCGGGGCTGATTGCACGGGCGGCGTCGGTCGCCCCCTCGCCGTCTCGCGGGCGTTCGGCAAGGTCGTCAATCGGGACCGGCGGGACGGCGGCCTCGGCGGCGGCCTCCCCGGTCGGTGTGTCCGGGTGAGGTGCCCGCGCCCAATACTCGGCGGCGAGGTCAAGGACTTCTCGGGTATCCGCGGGTGCGGCCGAGAGGGAGTCCGCGCTCCCGATTGCCCGCTCGGCCTCGTGGATCCGCTCGCGAAGGGCGTCACCGACTTCCTGGCGGTCGCTCTCGCTGCTGGCCTCGACGATGACATAGTTCGCGACTTCGTTTGCGCCCGTTTCTGCGTCCCGCTTCCCGACCCACTCCCCGAGATCTCCGAGGAGCCCGGCGACGTAGGCAGGTGCGCGCCCGCCGCGACTTGCGTGTCCCCGGGCGAGGTCTTCGGCCCGGTCGAGGTATTCCGTCGCGACCGCCGAGGTGGCGGGGCGTGTCGTCGAATAGAGCGCGATTGGCCCGCCGCCGGGGCTGATCTCGGTATCGAAGCCCTGTGTGAGCGTCCCGGACAGCGTGTCGAGTTCGCCCGGATCAAGGAACTCCGTGTTCTCGCCGTGCAGGCGCACCGGGACGACGGCCCGCCCCTCTGCGGTGAGCACGCCGGCGTACGTCCATGGGTCGCTCTCGGGGCCGACGTCGACGGTGAGCGTCGCCTCGATACCGTGCAACGCCTCGGCGTTCGCGACGGCGTCCGCGTACCCCCACGGCAGCGTGACGCGCCGGCGAAGGTGCGCGACGCCATCAAGGACCATCTCATGCGGGTGGGCCGCCCAAGAGGCGGTGACTCGCCCGGTCACGACAAGCCCGGCGAGGACCACACTCCCTGCCAAGAGAGCCATCCCCAGGAGGAGCCGCCCGGTCGCGAACCCCCACACCGCGCCGCTGGCGACCAGGAGCGCGGGGAGCGCGGCGACCACCGTCATGGCGGTGAGCTTTACCGGGAGGCGCCCGCCCGAGAGGTCGACCGCGGCGTCAACATGGGGAAAAACGAGTTGCCGAGGGTCCGCGGGGGCGTCATCCTGGATCTGGCCCTGTCCCCGACTCCCCATGTCCGCATCCGCGTCGGTTCCGGTCCGGTCCATCGTCGAGGATGAGGGGGGTGTCTCAGTCATCAGCGTGTCCGTCTGTCCGAGCCGAGCGGTCGTTGAGGCGATCCTGAAGGCTACTCGTCCGAGCGCGGGTGTCCGGGCTCGTATTCGTATTCGATCCGGCGGCACCCCCACGCGAGGAGAGCGCCGACGGCGTCTGTGTCCGCGTCCGCGTGTCGTCGCCACCCGCCCGTCCGCCGAGACGGGAGGCGCCCGAAGAGGCCGTGTGAACGCGCTCGCGAAGAGCCGCCCCCGAGGGGACCCGCTCGCGAAGGTCGGCCATGCGCTCTTTCGCACTCTCCCCGGTCCGCGTCCCGACGCGGCCGCCCGAAGCGACGATCGACCGTGGGATCAGGCGCTTGAGCCCCTCCCACGGGAGCAGGAGGAAGGCAATCGCGAGGCCGACGATAATCATGAGCGCGGTGAACAGCGTCGACGGGTCCGAGGGAGACATGGGGGCCTCGAAGATCAATCGGAGGACGACCGCCTTCGCGAATTGCAGGGGGCCGAGGGCGAGCGTCGCGAGAATCCCCGAGTAGCCGATTGTCTCGACGGCGAAGGACTCCGATGCGCGGAGTGCCACCGAGAGAGGCCATAACGCGACGAAAATGTAGGTGAGCATGATAAACAAGAGGTGAATCCCGAGGCCGGCGAGAAGGATGCTGCCGTGCGCGAACGCGAGGCCGACGCCGAGGAGCACGCCAAGGCCGAAGCGAGCGGTGTTCCCCGGTGTTGAAAGGAACTCCTCGCCCGAGGGGGCGAACGCGAGCGCCGCCTCGTTCCAGAAGTGAAACCACGCCGGGAGGATTACAGAGAAGCCAAAGCCGACAGCGAGCGTCGCGACGACGAGCGTCCGAAGCCGGCGCCGACGGGGGACTCCACGCGGGATTCCGACATTGAACCAGCCAACCGCCCAGATCCCGATCAGCGAGAGCGCCATTAACATGGCGTAGACGGTCCCCGTCGCGATCCAGTAGGGATCCGACGGCGTCGCCCATGTCGCGGGGTTCATCGGCTCCCCCGGCGCGGGGAGGGTCAGCACGCGCCCGTGGAAGGCGTCGATCACCCCGGCGACCCCGCCGAGGAAGTCGGTGATCGCGCCGTCAAGGGCGGACGTAAGGAGGTCCCATCCGCTCGGAAAGTCGGGGACGACCCCGCCGCCACCACCACCGCTATTGCTCCCACTCCCCGGGGCTGAGGCCGTCGAGTTCGGGTTCGAGCTGTTCGCCGTCGCCGCCGTCGTGTTCGGTGGCATTATCGATCTCTGGTGGTGGATATAACACCCGGGTCAGGACGCCGGCACAGGCCGTCGCCCCTCACCGGGTGTCTCACGGCGAGAAAATGTTGACCGGGCTGATGTGGTCGAGAACTTCGAACCCGAGCGCGGAGAGGATCTCCGGACCAGCGCCAAGGACGACAGCGACGAGGAGCATGATTCCTGCACTCGCGAGGTACGTCCCCACACTGCCCTGCCGCCCCGCGTCCTGGCTCATCCGCGCGAGGCCTGCGGCGCCGAACGCGAACAGCGAGCCGATGACGAGGATGGTGACGAACATCAGGAGCGCGAACTGGATGATCGTCCCGAGTCCCGATTCAAACACCGCGGCGACCGCCTCCGCGGCGTCAAGCGGCACCATCGGGACTGCCGCCATAGCGAACGATTCCACCTGTGCGCCGAACTGACCGACTCGGACCATATGGGGGGCATTGTCCCCACCAATCAAATATGTTTGGGTGAACGTTTAGAATAAAAACCAACGCTTATGTTTTTAACCCACCCACCCCTAGCGAACCCCGTAGTTATGACAGATGCGCTTCAGGCATTCTGTATGAGCGACCTCCCGCGGGCGTTTCTCACGCCCGGCGAGCGCGAGGCGGCAGACCCCGAGAGCGACATGGATCCTGATATCCGCTCCGCCCATCTCTCCCGCGTCCGGCGCAAGATCGAAAAAATGCGTGGGGACATGGAGGTACTCCGCGACCACCGCCCCGAAATCGCCCGGCAGTTAGAGGAGGCTGTCTGCCGCGAGCAACTGGAAGGCCGGATCCGCCGCCTTGAGGCCGAGGTCGAGGCCCTTCGCGAACAGTCTGAGCAGGCTGATGGAGATGGGAGTGGCGACCGATGAACTCGCGCGCTGTTCACACCGCGGTCGGGTGGGTGAAGGGCCTCGCCGCGACTGCCGGCTTCGCGTTCGCGACCGTCGTGATCACGGCGCTCCTCGTCGCGAATGTCCCGCCGCGGTTCGTCGACGGGATCGTCTTTACCTGGATCGGCTCGGTCATCGTCGTCGCCTATCTCGCCCGCCGGCGTTACCTCTCCAAACCCCAGTCTGTCTGATACGTAGCGAGCGGGGAGTCCCTGTATCTGCAAAGCGCGTCGTTGAATCAGGAAGCCCTACCCTCAAGGAGCGAACGGCGTCAGCGGTGAGCGAGTAGGCTAGGGTAGTTCACCAAACCGGAACTTTATGTACGTTGACTTCCTACCTCAACAGTAAGGTGGAGAAGATGGCTCAGACGCACTATCAATCCGAAGAGGAGCAACTACAGCTGCGGAAGCAGATGGCTCGTTCGCTCGCGCAGGGCGGGATGGATGATGTCCACGTCGTCAGCCAAGAAACCGCACAGACCGTACTCACTCCACGTCGCCGAGAGATCATCCAGTACCTCAAAGGCGAAGATCCGGAATCCGTGCGGGCGCTTGCCCGCGAATTGGGGCGGGACAAGAGTGCAGTGAGTCGCGATCTTGCAACGCTTGCCGAACACAGTATCATCACCTACGAGACCAACGGGCGGGGAAAACGGCCGGTCCTCGTTTCAGACCATGTCGTCGTAGAGCCAATCGTCTGACTCTCTACGCTACGCCTCGGCGGTCGCGACAAGCTTTGTATGCGAGTTCCTGGTCGGTGATGGGACGGGTGTCAACAGCGCAGTGTTGCCACTGCCTTCTTGCACACAATAGTAGAGAGAGCGCGCCGCAAAAACTACGTGCCGCGCGCGCACCAACAAATCAGATCGGATCGGATCGATCGCGCCGGATCGAGTCGGGGGGCGAGGGAAAGTCAATTAGTGGCTGTGGTCGCCGAACGGGAGCCAGTCGGACGGGATCTCGACGGGTGCCTCGCCGTGGAGGTACATGATAAGTGCCCACCCGACGAGCACACCACCGATGAAGTAGTGAACCTCCCGCTGGACATATTGGCGGATATACGCTGGGACCCGCTGGGTTGCCCGGGCAGTCACTTCGGCACCGAACGCGAGGGCGATTAGCCCGACCAGGACGGGAATGGCCGTCTGCTGGTCGTGGGCGGCCCAGAGCCCCCCTGCAACCCCGAAGAAGAAGGCGTGCCACTCGATCGAATAACTGAACGCACCATCATAGCTCGATCCCTCCTCGGTGGGAGAATCAAGATTCGGGAGCCCAGCCTGCCGCCCCGCACGCAGAAATGAGTGGAAGGTGGCGAGGACGGCTGTCAGACCGCTCGCAGTCGCTGTCGCCCTTCCACTCCCACTTCCACTCTCACTCTCATTCCCACTTCCACTCCCACCCGGCCCCACGGCCGTCTGTGCGGCCTCTGCATCCGCTTCGTTGCGTCTGTGTATGAGTGAATTGTGATGGGCGGCATACCGCTCTTTCGCGTTTGTCCCCTCGAAGACCTGATCACAAGTCTCGCAATGATAGGACGCGCCGCCGTCCACCTCGGTTTCTGTCTCTGTCTCGCCGTCGCCGTCGCCGTCCGTGACTGGCGTGGCGTCAGGGGGGTCTTCGTCCACATCCGCTTCGGCGGACGTCTCATCGGGCGGCGGGCCGTCGTCTCCGTCTTCCTTTTCGACTGGCGTGTCATCGGCAGGTGTACCGTCCTGGGTGCGGTAGTCGTCGCGCATCACGATGATCAGACCTCCACCCAGTCGGGCAGGGAGAGCGCCCCGGAGAGACTGATATCCACGGGATCGGGATCGCCACCGTCCAGGGCGTCCGAGATTTCCGCGACTGCAGACGTTGAGCCGCCGTCGGCGTCGTTGCGGACAGTCCCACTGATATGCTCGAGTGTGACGCGGCTCTCGTCTTCGATCCAGATCGCCTCGACGGGTTTCCGGTTCCGGATGTGGATATTCTTCAGCCGGACCGTACAGGTTCGATCCTCGCTTTGGCTATCGCGGAAGCCCACGCGGATCGGGTTGCGGGCACTCGTCCCCGCCCAGTCGATGCGCGTGTCCACGACTTCCAGGCGTTCGACAGCGGGCTCGCACCGGACGGCTGTCGCGCCAGTCGCCCAGCCATCGCCATCGGCCATTAGGAAGTCGCAGTCTTCGATGCGGACAGTTCCAGCATATCCTGTTTTGGAGCCCTTGTCACCGCCGGTCGTCCAGACCCCGCGCATATTCGATCCCGGATTGTCGGGATTCGTCCATCGCTGCCCGGGGACGGGGCCGTCACGGACCCAGGTCGTGTTTGTGAGGAGCGTGTCGCCACCGACGCGAATCCCGGCGTTCGTATTGCGGAAGAAGGAGTTCCGGATTTCGAGCCTGGCGGCGATGTTGTGGTGGTAGATCGTATTATTTGGCCACCCCGCCATATAGACGCCGTCGTAGATGAGTGTCCCACTCATCTTCTCCAGATTCGAGATGAAGCCAAAGCGGTTGCCGTTCCCGTCGGGGTCGGCTCCACCATCGGGGAACGCGCAATTCTGGATGAGGCCCACGCCGCCCGTCGGGCAGAAGAGGAAGGAATAGCCCCGGCCGGCCTGCTTGCGGCCGGCCGTCGATCCGGTTGGGGTCTCTGGGAGCCCCATGCTCCCGCGGACGGTGCAGTTCCGCATCGTCCAGTTTGGCGCGTCGAAGACGGCTTTGGGCGGGTAGGCACACGTGCGGAAGTCGAACGTGAAGCCCTCCAGCAGGAACCGATCCGCGTCGAAGTACAGCCACTCGGAGAGCGGCTCCGAGCGCTCTGTCGGGAGGAGACGGGCACCCTGCCCCGTGAGTTCCAACCCAGCGGAGCGTGGCGTCCACGTGTCGATCCGGATATCGCCGTCCTCGGCGTGGAGTACCATGCCCTCTGTATCGAATTCCTCCAGTACCTCGTCGGCGGGCTCACTGCCGTCCATCGCCACGCCCTGCTCGGCGAGATAGACATGGTCTTTCCCGCCGTGGTCGTGACCGAGGCGGTTGACCGAGTCCTGGATTGCAGACACGCGCTGGGCAAGGGCTGACTGCTGGGTCTTGATCTCGGACTGCGAATCCTGAATCTCTCCTTGCTGGGATTTCACCGCGGAAACATCATCGCGGATGTCCTGCGTGCCGTCCTTGGCGCCGGCCTCGGAGATGGCCTGGAGCTGGGCGTCGATGCTCTCACTCTCACTCTCACTTTCACTGTCGCTGTCGCCGTCACTCGTCCCCTCACTACCACTGTCGGCGGGCGCTGCGCCTGCGTCTACGTCTGTGTCTGTGTCTGTGTCTGTGTCTGTGTCGGGTGAATTATCTGCCATGTTGAGCAATTTTTCGGTCGTCACTGCGTTCGTTCGATGATCTGAATCTCGTCCGTGTACGTCAGGGTATCAATATTACTATAGACCTCAATACCGCCCCGTCCGAGTGAAGATTCGTCGCCAGAGACAGAGGCCAACCGGTCACCCGTTGACACGTCGGTCAGCGTCAGCACATGGTCGTCAGCCTTGTCGGGGTGCTGCCACCAGGAGTCGACGCGATACCAATTGTCCTCGCTGTAATTCACACTCGTCGTTTCGAGCGACCCGGAGATCGCGCCATTGTGGTCGCGCAAGCGGAAGGTCCCGTCATCATACATGTGAATAGCGTAGTAGCTATTGAGCGTGAAGCCGGAGCCATCGATAGCGAAGTAGAAGCGATGCTGGCCGCCGGTGGGCCAATTATCAATATTGACGTAGAACTGCCAATGGTCGCCGGGCTGGGGGTAGTTGAGCAGGCCATCGCCGGGATAGGAGACGGCCCGCGAATAGCCGTCAATATACATCGAGTACGTGCCCTGATAGGGACGCCGATTATTGACCGAAACGCCGGACTCAGTCTGCCACTCCGTGAGGTCCCCGTCCTCCATATCGTCGATGACCTGGTTGATCGGGTCGAGGGCGACCTGGCGATAGCCCTGGGGCGTGTAGACTTCGATGCGTTCCTCGTCGGTATCAGTGCGAACCCACTCCTGCCAGTGGACGGGGTTGGCTGGGCGCGAGGTTCGCTGTTCAATCTGGCGATTGAGCGCACTATGCTGCTGAAAGTCAAGGTCGGCTTCTAGGCCACCGCCAGCGACTTCGACATAGCGATTGTCGGATTCGATTTTGGAGTAGACCAGGTCGGTCTGGGCGTTCTCGGGGCCGAGCGGACGAAGGCTTGTGTGGCTTGTCACCCCACTCCCATCAGTATCGAACTCGTGAATGGCGATGCGAGGATCAGCAGCAGACGGGAAGGCCCCATCGAGGCCGACGATAATCGTATTCGGTTGGCTGCGATCCACGCCCAGATAGACGGTTTGATCCGATGTGCTAGAGGCCAGCGTTACGGTTCGGGTCGCGTCGGTGGCGAGCCAATGTCCACCGACATGGGCCTCGCCGTCCCCGATGGTCACATCGAAGCCACTACTTGACACATACTCGAAGGCGCCGCTCACAGTCCCCAGGCGGTTGTCGTCATCCGCATGGACATAGCTTCCCGCACGGGTTACCCAGTCACCGATACCGTAGTGGAGTGCGGTCGCTAATGGCGATGCGTCGACTGTCGAATCAGGGGTGGGCTCGACTAAGGTGGTCATAGAGGATGGGACCGGGACCGGAGGTGCCGCCGGCTACCCCAACTGCGGTCGGGAAACCCCGGCGTTCACGCCGGGGTGGATCTCATGCGGAGGCGAACGAAATCGTGATCGTCACGATGAGTTCGTCGGTGCTTGTTTTCGGTGTGAGTGGATCGGGCAAGAGCGCGTGATTGTAGAGGGCGCCAGAGTCACCCTCGACACCGAGTTCGACCAAGTCCTCGCCATTCAATTCGAGTGAACCCACAAGCTCCGTACACGACCACTCGGTCCCCGAATTACTGGGGTCGGTCAGGGTGACACTCCCCACGCGATTGTTCAGCGAGGTATCCGAGGATGTGGGATTTGTAGAACTGGAGCCAAAGGCGATGGCATCGGGGTGGTCCTTAACTCGGTCGTAGGTATTGTGAAAGTTGAGCAGCGCCGGGAGGTACTCGTGTAACCCGACACAGGACACGTTATGACATTCCGCGACGCTCACGGGCGTATGAGCCGACTGACGGATGGACTTACGGACGTGCTTGGACCGATTCGTCCACGACTGTTCAGGATAGCCCTCATACCGCTCGATGCGGACGTTCGTCTCGATGGTGACCGCCTCAGTCTCTGTTTCGGTGGCGTCGACCTCGGGATCGGTTTCAATCGACATTTGCGCTCGCGTAGGCCGATTGCCCGTATTTTGAGGAGCCGTACTGGGCCGCACTCGCGGTGCGGACAGTTGTGGAAACCGAATCGGAGACGGCCACCGTGTCTGCGGGGATCGTCTGCACATTCCGGATGGCAGTCTCTGGCGGGCGCTTCTCTTTGAGATCCTTGATCTCGCCCGTGTTGGTGGCGATCACGTCGGCGGCCTCTCTGGCCCGCCGCCGTCGGATGATAGCGCGGCGCCGCTGCTCGCGGTCTTGGTCAGTTGTGTCGTTAGGCATAGGTATCTAGCTGGACGAACTCAAGCTCGGTTTCGAGAGTGACGCCCGAATACTGGTCGTCCTTGCTGGTAACGATGAACTCTCCCTCAGCCCCCAATTCTGGCCGGTCGAAAGGGACAACGTCCCCGACGACGAGTGCGTGGGCGTCATCGGTGAGTGCGGGGACCGGGCCCAGCGTGGTATTGGGGTGGCCCTGGTCCTGGAGGATCGCGCGTCCGCGGGATGAAACCGCCGGTTCGGTGACCAGAGACTCCCGGGTCTGATACCCCCCGTAGGTTCCATATTGGGATTGGGACTCGCGGTCCTCGATAACCGACTCAATGGGTTTTGGGAAGTAGGCGCGGAACGCGGGAACGCCATTGGAATCGACGCCGACGCCGGTCGAGTTCGGGCCGGGACTGTCGATAATCAACCACGGATTCGGCGCGTTGATCGTGTGTTCGGGGAGCTGCCACGCTGTCCAGCCCGCCGCCGTCAGATTCTCTTCTTTGACCTCCCCCGTCACGATGTCGGATTCCGTGTCCCCAGGGGCGATAGGGGCGGTATCGTCGCTGTTCGACGTTTGGAGGCGCGGGCGAATCCCCTCGTCTGAGGTTTCGGCCTCCGTGTAGAGTTCAATCGTCGATAACTCGGACTTCCGCACCGAGACTTGGACGGTCAAGCGGTTGCTGTCGGTCGGGGCTGTATAGCTATCGACGGTCGTCTGGGAGTCGTCAATCTGATTGCGGTCGTCGATGCCGCCACTCATGCGAATCCAATTGACGAGATTCTTGTCGGACGTAGAGCTGGAGAGGGGGCCAAATGTCCCGCCGGGGAAGGGCGTGTCGCGGACGGGGGCGATGTCCTCGATGGGCTGGAAGACCAGGTCGTTGCGATAGGAGCGTTGGACGATAGGGCCTTCCTCGGCGGCGGCAAGACTCGCCAGCTCGTCAATTGCGTCGCGGGCATACTTGCCGCGGACAAAGTAATCGACAGTGGCAGAGACCGTTGGGACGCTCCCGCCATCGACATGATCGACCTCCCGGAGGATGGTATCGACATGGGCATCGCTGGACCCGGCAATCGGGCGGTCGATCTCGCCGTGCGAGACGGGGGTGATAGCTAGGGTGCTGAAGACCCAATCCGTGAGATCCAGAGCGAGATCAGTGGGCTGTCCGGCGTGCTCGATGATATTCCGGTGGGATACGCGATAGGTGCCGACGGCGCGCGCGCCGCCAAAGGGCCCGTGGCCATATGGCCCATAGCCATAGGCGGAGGTGTCCCCAGCCTTGACGAAAAACGTGACTCGGTCGCCAATACCGACCTGGCGATCCCCAGTCGTATATTGATAGCCCGCGTTCTCGATGGCGATCTCGGCCTTGTCCATGGGCTTCGCGGCTTTCTGTGTCGCCTGAAAGGAGAAGATATCCTGGGCGGGAATCGTAAAATCGGAATTGCCAAGCCCCGTCTCGACGCGATCGACTGTGAGTGCGGCGCCGTCATCGGGAAGATGTTGAACCATATTTAGTTTTTGTACGAGGGAAGGGAGCGGAGAGGGGGAGATACAGCCCCGTGATAGCCTCCCCACTCCCTAAAGAACGGGGCTTCCGCTTGCTCTCCGTCACAGCCGATTCCCGGCCGTAGTGACAGTGCCGGTCCCGTTATCTTGGAGGCTCGCTGTCGCCCCTGAATTGAGCAGGTCGTTGTTCGTCACGAGATTCGCGTCACAGTCGGACGTCTGGATGACGATCCCGTATTTCGGGGTTGATCCATCGGCCTTCGTCCGGCAGGTATTCATTTGGATGTTGTTCTGGTCGGAATTGTCCTTCACCTGGATATTATGATAGGAATCAGTCGAGGTATATCCCGAGCCGGTGATAACGTTCCCACAGATCAGCGAGTTGTGGACCGTGTCGAGAAGAATCCCGCTCTTCGCCGATTGATGGATTAGATTATTGCAGATGGATAGGTGTGAGTACACGGTTCCGTTCCCGAAGACGAGGATCCCCTGATCAGCCGCGCCGTCGAGTGCATTCCCCTGACAAACCGACCTGTTGCCGTTGAACTTGATCCCATCACTGCCGGGATTCTTGACGTGGTTGCCGACAATTTCCGAGCGGCCGTCTCGGTCGCTCAGAATTCCAATTGTGCCGGATCCAGCAACGTAGTTGCCGGCGATCCATCCAAGCCCCGAGCCGCCGCTATGTTTGATTCCGACCTGCCCGCTGTTCGTCAGGCGATTGCCATGCACGAAGCAGCGTGCGGCGGAATTGCTCACATAGATCCCATGCTCGATGGGAGAATCAATCCAGCAATCAGAGACGGAGGCGTTCTCGGCGTTAGTGCCGATCGTTACCCCACAGGAGGAGACATTTTCGATAGCAACGCGCGTAACCGAGCAATCGAGATTCCCGTCTCCTGTGTTCGACACATCAGCGATCGTGATGGCACCGTAGCCCGCTGTATTCGTCGTCCCGGTGCCAGACACGCGGAAATCCCGGAAGTGGACATTATCGCTTGTGTTCGCGAGGAAGGCACGCTCACCCGCCGTCGACTGATAGACTTCGCTCGCGTAGCCCTGTCCGACAATCGTCGTATTCGAGGGAACCGAGACTGCCGACGAAAGCGTATATGTCCCGGTCTGGAGAACAACGGTCCCCCCGCTTGCAGGGAGGGCCGCAATCGCGTCCTCGATGCCTGTCTGGTCGTCAGCAGGGTCGGCCCACTGGACCGCATTCAACTCGGGGATGGTGAGAGGGCCGAGTTCATCGCCGCCGAACCCGCGATTACTCACCGAGCGCCACTCGTTGACCGTCCCATAGACATCCTCCTTCGGCGACGTGACTGCGGTCAGGTCGCAGTCGATAACGTTGATCCGATTGATCGTGTCACCACTATAGAGATAGAACCCGCCACTCCCGGTTCCGGCCCCCGAGAAGGTGGTATCCATGAGTGTGATTTCGTCGAAGGTAAGCGAACTATCCTCGCCGATCAGGAGATGATCGTCCCCCGTTTCGAGGTGACAGCCGTCGAGTGTGAGCCGGTTTGTCCCATCATTGACGTTGATGCAATAGCGATCCGTACTTCGGATCTGACACTCCCTGAAGGTCACATCCGGGCGTGAAATCCGGACGGGGGCAAACTGCCCCGGCGTGCCCGAGTCATCAATGACGCAATTCTGAAAGAGGACTCCTTCGCCGGCTGTGCTCCCGGTCAGATCGCAGGTCGGACCGCTACCGAGATCGAGATAGGAGTTTTGGATGGTGACCGACCGCGTACTCGGGGAGATCCTGATGGGGTCCTGCCCCGTGTCGGTGGCGATCATCTCCAGGGTGTCGACGCTGGCTGTCTTGGCGTCTTGGATCGAAAGACAGACACCGCTCGGGTAGGCCTGATTGCTGGCGTTATCCTGGATCGACGTGCAGGACACGATTGAGTCCCCATTCCCAATCCTGAAGTTGGCGTTCCCGCAATTTTCCGCGACACACCCCCGGAAAAGCCAGCGACCGGCATCGTTTTTGACGTACCACGCTTGATTGATGAAGTTCGCGTAGTAACAATTCTCGTAGATGGTGGTGCCCTTCGAGGCAGCCCCCCCACTCAGACTCCCGACAGCGTGGCCGGACGTCCCGCCCGCGCCGGACTCCCAGGTCCCACCATCGGGCATTCGGAGGCCCTTGTGGTAGACATAGGCATCGGTTTCGTTGGGTCTGATGAGGAAGGTCGCAATCCGGCCATTCGTTTCCAGCGTCCCGTCGCCGTCGTAGTCCTGATAGCGGTGTCGAGAGCCGATGAGTTCCACGTCCTCGACATGGGCAGATTTGTGGATCGTGCCGTAGGCGAGCGCCCGATCGATGTCGAGGCCGCTGGGGGCCGTCCCCGTGATATCCACATCCAGATTCTTGAGGAGAACGCGGTCAGAGGCAACGTTCGTCCCGCCGAATAAGAAGACCTGCCCATTTGAGTTATCGACCACGTCGAGCGTGGCTCGAGGCGCCCCGACGAAGCCCACATAGTCGAAGGCGTTGGTATCCTCGATCCCCGTAGAGATGCGATAAGTCCCCTCGGGGAGGATGTAGATGGTATTGGACCCGTAGGTCTCATACACGTCGGCGAGGTCCTTCGATCCCGTGCCATCATAGCCCTCATTGCTCACGTCGACGAGATTCCAGCCGGAAATCGAGAGTGAGGAGAGATTGGTACTCCCGCTGGTAGGATTATCGAACCACGAGACGCCGTCCGACCAGTACCATTGCTGTTCGTCAGTCGCGTAGAAGAGATTCAGCCCGGAATCAGCGGCGGGGCGATTCGCCAGCGTGTCCAGCATGGGGATTTCACCCTCCAGAATATCGATGTTAGTCTGGAACGTATCGCCCCAACTCTCGGTGGTGTCGACACTCTGGAGGGGACCGTCAACCCCGTCGGGGGTCTCTTCCTCACCGTCACGGGGCACATAAAAACGCTCGTACTTACTATCAGTTGGCATATGTTATTAGGGAGGAGTCTGTGTCTGAATCGGGGTACGAATCGGATTCGACGCCGTCTGCGGGCGGAAGCAGTCAGTTATAGCGATTTTTGGAGTCGAGGGTGGCGATCATCTCGTCGACGACGTCCTCGCCGGACTCGGGGTTGTTCACTTCGATTTTCCGGATGTGGACGCTGCCGGAGCCCATAGACCCCCCCTGACCGGGCGTGCGATCAACCTCTGCGGAGGGGACGACCCGCTCGCCAGCGTGCAGGCGGGCGAGGCCACCGGACTCAATCATGCCGCCGGTATAGGCGCTTTTGAACGATCCAGCGCCGCCACTCGTCGCGCTCCCCCCACCCGGGAGTGGGAGGTTGGGGATCTCAATCGTGTCGCCGCCGAGGGTGGCACTCGGCGGGCTCCAACTTCCACCCTCGATAATCGTCTCGCCGCCGGCTTTGACGGGATCCCACGAGATTCCGCTGCCCCCGCCGACCGTGAACTCGGGGATGGTCAACTCGTCCGGCATGATGTTGTTGAAGGCTTCGACTGCCTGTTTCGCGGCGCTTTCGAGCGCCCCGATGATGCCATCCCCCAAGCTCTCGAACGCGCCGACTAGGTCCGGCGTGGCCGTCTCGAGGACATACGTGCCGATCTGCCCAAACGTCTCCTTGATATCGCTGAGGATATCGTCCCCCCAGCTGACAATATCTTGGTAGAGGCTATCCAGCCACGCTCCAATCGAGTCGATATACCCACCGAACCACTTGTCCCAGAAATTCCCCAACCGGTTGAAGGTCTTCTTCGTGAAGGTCTCGATATTCGTCCAGGCACCCTCCCAGTCACCCGAAATGAGATTCAACGTTACATTAACGAGCGTGAGAATCGCGTCGAATGCAATCGTGAGGGTGGTTCGAATCGCATCTAGGGCGGCCTTCAATATCGTGAGCAATTCGTCGCCCCACTCGTTCCAGGCGGCCTGGATGATATCGAGTGTGGGTTTGATGACGTTGCTCCAGATGGCGTTGAATGCGGTTACCGTATTGGCGAGGATCCCCTCGTCGCCAGTCATATTCGCACTCCAGACAGCCGCCATATCCGAGATCGTGCTCGAAACGAACGACGCGAGCAACCCCGTGTACTTCTTCGTGACATCGAGGATGAGCGAGAAGGTCTGGCCCGCTTCGTCCTTCATCTCCTGAATATTCTGCCCGAACTCGGTGTTCATGTTCTGCGCGGGGTTCGTGACCTGCGTCTTGAGCGAGGCCATCGTGACGGCGACGCTACTCTGGAGGCTATCGAAGATTGAGATCCCTGCATCATGGAGGAGTTGCCATTCGCTGAGGACGAACCCTTCCATCTCGGAGGCCATCGACTTTGCGGTGGTTTCGATCTCCTGCATATCCGTTGTCGCAGCGAGAGCGAGGCCCCCGATCGCAGCGACGAGAATTCCAATCGGCCCGGTCAGCCCAGTCAGCACGGACCCGTACGCCCCGAGCGAGGACCCCGCCAGCGAGAGCGAGGAGATGAGGCCGCCGAGCGTCGTGACGATCGATCCCAGGCTCGACACGAGGCCACTTGCATAGCCTCCGAGGGAGAGGATCGCCGAGCCGGCAGTCCCGAGCGGGCCAAGGAGTGAGCTCACACCGAGTGCAACCCCGCTGAATTTCGATATCAGAGCGCCCAGCGTGATGGCGACAGCCGCCGAGGCTTCCTTAACCCCTCCGAGCTTCGAAACCAGCGGCTCGATTTTCGTCGTGATCGACTCAAGGACGGCCGTGACCGTCCCGCCGTGAGCCTGCCAGAGCGCGTCCGCGCCCGTGATCACGGTCTGGGCCATCTTCAGCAGGTCCGTGAGCGCGACCAGGAGTCCGGAGGTGATGGCTTCGCTCACGACCGCCGTGATTTGAGTCACCTCATCGCGGTGTTTCTTCCAGGCACCCGCGACCGTATCCAGCATCCCCGACACCGTATTCGCCAGGAGGGTCAGCGTCTCCCCGAGTTCGGCGAGGAGAGCGTCGCCGTGCTTGCCCCACGCGGCGAGAACGCCGTCGAGGGCGCCCGTGATAATCGCCTTGTAGGTCTTGGCCCGCTCGGTCACGTAATTCACGATCGACGAGAACAGCCCGGTAACGGTGTTCGCCACCTCGGTCCCGTGGCTGTCCCAGTACCCCGTCACGGCAGCAAGCCCGGTTTTGACCGTCGAGCGGACCGTGTCGATCCCGTCTGCGATGGCCAGTTGCACGTCCATGAGCACCGACGAGACCGGGGCGGGGAGCGTGAGCAGGATCTTTGCCCACGTGCTCCGGAGCGACAGCAGCCCCGACTCGGCGACCGAGTGGAGGGTTTCGAGTCCGGACGTAAACGCAGCCGTCAACGTATCGAAGAGAGAGTGTGCGGATTGCTCGGCATCCGCCCAGGCGCCGTGGTAGGCGTTCAGGAGGATGCTAAGACTGGTTTTCGTCAACGTGGTCAGCGTCGAGAGCGCCGAATCGGTCGCCGCCTTGATCGTCGCGTAGGTATCCTTGACGGTCGTGATCGTTGCCTGGCCGTGGGACTGCCAGGCCGCATCCAGCGATTTCAGCGCGTCCCGGATCGCTTGTCCCGCGGTTTTGATTCCGGGGACGAACGTCCCCTGGACCGCGCTCACGATCCCCGCCGTCGCGTCCTCCGCGTTCGAGCGTGTGAGCCCGAACGCAGAGGCGATATCGGTGAGGATGGGCGGGATGACCGCGTTCGCCGTCTCGACCGTCGCCATCAGCTCCGACTTGAGTGTGGCCGCGATCTCCTGGGTCGCGTCGCGGGCGCCGGCGATGTTATCTTTATAAACCAGGACAGCCCCCGAGAGCACCCCCAGCGGGCCGAGGACGGAGCCAATGCTGACACCGAAATAGGAGAGCGCGCCTGCGGCCCCCGTGACTGTCGTCGTCAGGAGCGCGATTGCCCCCTTCGCGCCGTCAGACTCCTCCTGGATCTTGAGCAGCCGGTCGGCCATCGAATTGAGCGGCTTCAGGAGCGCGATCACTTTCGGCGCGAACCATTCACCGATCGTGATTCCGAGGTCAGTGATCTTCGATTGGAAGAGGTCGATCTGTTTATTGAGTGTCTGTTTCTGGGTTTTGGCGACCTCTTGAGTAACGCCCTGCATCTCCTTGAGTTGATCCGCTTCCTTCTGGATCGCATCCCCTCCCTTCGAGAGGAGGACTTGCATCCCCGGGCCAGCGCGAGCGCCGAACAGCTCCATGATATCTGCCGCGGACGCCCCGGCCGCTTGCAGATCATTCACAACCTCGGTGAAGTCTCGCATTTTGCCCTCGGAATCCGTCACGGAGACACCCAGTTGGTTCAGTTTCTCCTGGGCCGCATTCGTCGGGTTTGCCAACTTGTTGAGCGCCTGGCGGAGCGTCGTCCCGGCTTTCGAGCCCTTGATACCCGCATCCGACAGGAGGCCGATCGCCGCACTCGTCTCCTGGATCGAGACGCCAAGCCCCTCCGCGACAGGCGCGACGTAGCTCATGGCCGACCCCATCCCCTCCATCGTCGAGTTGTGATTCTTGACCGTCCCCGTGAGCGTGTCCGTGACCGTCGTCAGCTCCGAGACGGGCTTATTGAAGGCGGAGAGAATGTCACTGGCGTAGTCCGTGGCTTGGGCCATGTCCATCGCGCCGGCCTCCGCGAGCGCCGCGACCTCGGGCATCGCCTCAATGGACTGGGCAGCGTCGAAGCCCGCCGACGCTAAATAGTAGAACGACTGCGCCGCAGCTTCGTGGCTCTTGGTCGTAGATTTGGCGACCTCGCGGGCCGTATCCTCTAATTTCTCACGTTGGGCATCCGAAACGTCAGACATTATGGATATTGATTCTTGCATGGCCGAGTCGAACGAACCAAAAGCCTTGATGCTCTTGGCGATCCCCCCAGCGGAGGCAGCGGCCAGCGCCGCACCCATCGCCCCGACGGCTTTCTTTGCGGAGGTGGCGGCGGCCCCGATTCCCTGGAGCCGTTCGGCCGTCTCCTGGGCGCCGTCACTTGAGACCTGCACTTCCAATCGCTCAGCAGCAATGGCCATGTTTACTATATGATAAGTTTAGGAATTAGTTTGTACTCGGGAGGTGATGCACGCGATATGGGGCAGTCAGAGACGGGATCAGAGTTCGTGTGCGAGCAGTGTCGGGGCGGGATCGACGAGGAGGCCAGCCGATGCCCACATTGTGGCTATACAGCAGGGACGTCGCATCACCGGTGGGCGATCATCCACGGGATCCTCGGGTTCATAACCTTCATGACCGTCATCGGGATCCCGCTCGGCCTCTGGATGTGGTACAAAGGCCGCAAGCACAAGCAGAAAGCCAAGGCCGCGACGCCCGCAGTCTCGGCCTAGTCGCTAAACGCCGCGAGTTCGGTTTGCCCGTCCTGTTCGTCGACGATCTGGGCCATTGCTCGTTCTACGCGAAAATGGTAGGTTCGTTAGTCGTCGCCAGCCATCACGTCACCATCAAAGACGACAGGTTGGACAAAGACATTCTCATGTGCGAGCAACGGACGCTTTGAGCGGCCTTCTGTCTCATACTCGACAATGTCGGCTTCAAAGAGGACGTTGAGGTCATCACTAACAACGCTAACATGACGATCTACGACCCGTGCGAGTTCGCGAACCGAGTTCGGCTTTTCATCTTTGATAGCGTTGAGCAGCCGGATCCGCTCGGGTGTGAGAACACGCTCTGCGGTCTCCCGCTGGATGACGTGGATATCCTCCTGGCCGATTTCGGTGAGCCAGCGAAGATACTTCATCTCGGTATTACCCTGTGACTTTATTGACATATTTTGCCGATTCGAGGGGTGGTGCGTATTGTTGCGGGCTGTCTATCTGATCTTCTATTCGGCTTCTTACTATGTGCTATTACTGAGTCACCGAACGAACGGTGTCAAACTGCCTTCGCGACTGGGTCTTGAGCATATCTATGTTCATGTATGAGGTGAACAGACTTATGTCTTCTGACTGCATAGTAGTGGGTGCTGCGAGGTCTGATATAATGCCGCAACGATCTACCGAGTTTAAGCGAAAGGGTGGACTTATCTTCCATCTCGCTATTCGAGGTGAACCAACGTTTAAACAACCAACTGATTTTGCGGTCGTCATCTACACTAACGACCCCGAGAGTGGCGAGCGGGTTGAGGTGGTACGCATCGACAGCTCTCACGGCGAGGTTCATATCCACCGCTTCTACCGCCAGGATAACGCGAAAGAGCCTATGGAATTGGGGCTGTGGGACGCGGTTGAATTCGTCTCCGAGAAAGGGGAGACATTCATCGACCGATTTCTCAAATCCGGGCCATGACTTGGTAACCTAGAACTAGGGGACGATTCTGGGACCTATAGGAAGTGCACGGCCTCGGCGACTGCTGACTACCCAGCTTTCTTTTGCTCGATCCACTCGTCGGCTGCCCGCCGATCGGCTTCCGTCATTCGTCCGGGCTGTTTCTTCCGACCCGGGCCGTCGGGATCCTGCGTATCTTCGGCCCCCGACAGACGGTGTGGATCTAAGTGCTTGAAGTAGTGTTCCCGCCCAATCATGATACGGTTCTTTTCTTCACGGGTCAGTTGCCCGAGGATGCCATGTCTATCGAGGGTGTAGTTGAGTTCGTACTGGATGCAGAACTCGATGGTGGCCTGCCGCTCGTAGGGATCAAGCGCCCGGTACCACTCGGGCATCCCCTCCTGGGCGTCCTCCCCGGCTGCATCAAGAACACCGTCGAGACTTAGTTTCCCTCGTCCTCGTCGGCCTCGTCGAACAACTCCTGCATTCGCTCTGGGCCGAGCTGATCCATGAGTTTGGCCTCGCCGTCAGAGAGTTCACCGCGGCGGTTTGCCCGGAGGCGCTCGACGAGGTCCTGTTCGTCGCTCGCCAGGAGAATCGCAAAGAAATACGCATCTTCCGTGGTGCTCGTCAGGCTCTCGCCGACAAACTGCTCGGTCACCTGGTCGTCAGGACACTCGGAGTGGTCGGTCAGGTCGGGATAGACCACATACTCGTCGAATAGTTCCGCGAGCATCTGGTCGGTGATGTCCTCGCCCTGTCCGAGCGTCTCCCCGATGTATTTTTCGCGGTCAGCACTCGGGAGCGGGCGGGCCAGCACGTCCGCGTCCAGTTCTTCAACGTACTCCCGCCGGGGGCGAGCGCGCCCCTGAGCGTCACGCTGGATCGTGGTCTGTTCGACGCTGGCGAGGTCAGCATCCCCACCAGAGCCGTCTACGTGGCGGGGGAGGTCTGCGTTGGTGTCCTCGCTGTGCTCGTCGGTAGTAGTCTTGCGGTCGGTGTCGGTGTCGGTGTATTCGGATTGGGATCCGGACATAGGGTGGACTGGATTCTCAGGATTCTCGTCGGGTGGTTGGCGGACGCTACAAAGTGCTGCCGCTCTCCGTGATCAGGCTATCACGCGTGGATGAACTGGAGCGGATCGCTGCCGTCAGAGGGTGCTAATGCTGAAAATGTCACCTCAGGAGACATATATGCCTGTTCCTCTTCTCGGGAGGCCGAGATTGCGTCCCGGATATACGCGCGGGGGATGACGATGTCGCCGCTGTTGATCGACATCCGCAATTCTCCCTCGCGACCTTCGAGGTGATTGGAGAGCGCGTCGTAGACTTCCGTCTCGCCGAAAATCGTACTGGAGGCGGTGATGGCCTGGGACGTCCCCCGAATGTCCATCGCCAGACCAGCGTCGGTATTCGTCTCTTGGATTTCGTTCGTGATAGAGATCGTCGTCCCCTGGACCTGCTCGGCGGCGGGGTCACCATCCCAAGTGAGATTCGACCCAGTAGTGAGTTCGGCATCGCTGGGTGAGAGTGCCGATTCGGATTGCAACGCCCCCCCCGAACCGAGGAGCGGGACGCCGCGGTCCCCCTCGACACCGTCGTGGTGATTCGCCCCGTGGACCAGTGTGAGGAGTTCGGTGGGATTGCCGGGCGCCGATGAACCACTGCCGTCGTCGCCATAGACTTCGAGGGTCCCCGACAACTCCGAGACAGGGCGGACCGCCCGCAGATCCGAATACGTGTTCGCAGACCCGACAGTCGTCGTCGCATCTGACGTGTCGAGCGTGACAGTTTCGGTTGTCGTCGCGCCCACGGATTCGATGTCGATGTCGGCGCCCGTGTCAGTGCTGTCCGTGCTGCGGAGATGGAGATATTCGCTCTCGGGCTGATCGATCTGGTATTGCCGCAGCTTGTGGACCGTATAGGGGAGTTCGACCCCCACAACGGCCGTATCCGAGGGATTGACCGAAATCTCGGGTTCGTCAGCAACACCGCCGCGCCCATACGTCGTGAGTCGCGTGGCGCGACTCACCGCACCGGGGTCCGACCCCGTGGGGTGGGTGCCCGGACCGTTCGTAATGTACTTTGCATGGAGCGTGTTGCTGGCGATGATCTCGGATTTCTTCTCGGTTTCGAGAATCGAGTGCGTGGACTCGATGCGGTTGTCCACGTCCCGGAGGGCGGCATCGGCAATGGCGTCCTGGGGGTTCCCGTTCGTATCCACCGGGAATTGCTGGAGATCGTAGCTGACCGTGAAGTTATGCGATTCCTGGCGGCGGTATTTCTCTTGGGGGACGACGTTTCCGATACCCGTGGCCTCCTCCCAGTTTGCGTTCGACTCCATGTCCGTGCTATCGAAAACAGAACTGTAGAGCAGGAAACTCGGGTCGGTGGGGGTCTGTGGGTCGCCAGTCGAATCGAAGGTTTCGCGGGCGAAGTGAAGTTCGGTGCGTCTGATGCCGGCTTGGGCATTCGTAGGCATTGTAATGTATTAGATCGAAGAATCGCTATTCGTCGGCGTGTCAGTCGCTTACGCTGTCGCTGTCGCTATCGCTATCGGCGTCAGCGCCGTCGGGATCGTCGGCATCGACATCGTCGGCTGCTTCGATGGCGTAGTCGTCGCTGGCGATGAGGTCGGTTGCCAGATCCTCGGGCACTTGTACGCGGCCCGTGGATGTCACATCGATTTCGACGCGCTCGCCATCGTGTTGTGCCGTCAGACGGGAGGTAACGGGGTTCCCGTCCGAGTCGCGGTTTGTAAACGTGATCCACATACAATGTACGCGGGAGAATCCAGCCCAGGCGGTCGCTCGCCCACCGCAGGCGCGATGGGGTCAACGGTCATCCCGCCGCAGGCAGCGTGGCGCACCCGACGTGCGCTAGAAACTGGGCTCTCGCGTCTGCGTCGTTACTCTGTCTGGATATGGATCGTCAGGACGCACTCACCGAGGGCGATCAGCGAGTGCATGAGGAGAGTCACCGCCAGCGGGTCGATGCCAGCGGTGGACCACTACGGCTGGTGGGGTGGAAGTCACGTGGAGGAGGATCTCAAGCGTTCGGCACGCGGTCGTACTGGTAGCCCGCGCGCATCGAGACGCGATAGATCGTGTTCTCGTTCTCGTCGCCAGTATCCTCGGCCTCCTGGGTCTGTCCCGGGGCGACGGTCAGCAGATCGCTACTCCCCGCGTCCGTGAGGATCTGGGAGCCGTGCTGGTACATTTGCTCTCTCGCAACTTTGGGATTCACGTCACCGCCATTCGTCCCGGCGCCTCGTAGGTGTTCCCAGGCGCCACCGACGAAATTCACGCTCACGGATCCGTCCATGCGTTGCATCCCGCCGCCGGTCGAGTGAGAGGCCGTCCACCCGGTCGTCCCGCTACTTAGCGGCCCCTCGCTCTTGGCGGAGACGGTGACGCACGGAATATCCCCGTCACGATCGTACCAGCCCGTGTGAAATACCATTTGGCTTTTGTTTCCGTAGATCGCGGCTACGTCGAACGGGAGGTACGAGGGGCCCCAGTGCGTGCGGAGCAGGTCCAAGATCTCGATCTTCGGGTCCGGGGTCCCGCTCGGGTCACCGACAGCCATGGGATCTTATCTTAGCCTCCTAGGAAGTCGAAATCCCGGGGCTACAGTTCCGGAATCGACACCCTGCGTCGTGTGCCCCTTGGGGTTATATATTCGATATGGCATTGGGTCAGTCGTCTACCTCTCCGGAGTGCCGGGCCAGGCACATCAGGCGGCCATTGCCCTCATCGTGGTAGTTCATGACCGTATATATCCGGCCACGAACCGTGATCTCGGAGGGCCAGCCCAGCCAGTTCCGGTTGGCGTCCGTCTCTCCGCCGGTCGTGATCAGCACGCCATCGGGGAGCAGGATCTCGGCATCGACTGCCTCCTCAGACCCCGCCGCCGACTGCTCGCGCACGGGATCGTCGGGTTGCTCGACCTGTGCAGTGGTCTGGATCGGGTTGTCCGGGTGCGGCTCCTTGGGGTAGTCGCCGTGCTCGTCCGCGGTATCGCCCTCGATCCAGTTTCGTACCTCCGCGGGCGATTCAAACGCATCAGCGAATAACTCGTCGTACGCGCTGATCTCATCGCCCACGTCCGGGACCCTCTGCGACATCGGTTACACCTCCTGCGCTGCGATGCTACTTCTCAAGTTCCCGGTATCGACAGGGACCAGACGCCGGGCAATGTCCTCGACTCGGAGCGCAACTCGCTGGACGGCTTTCTCAAGTGAGTCAGAGGCGGCCACGATCGCAGGGATCTCGTTGCGGGCCTGCTCCGCGGCCGGCCGGAGGTAGGGCTGAGCCGCCATCTTGCTCGTCCCGAACTCCACGTAAATCGCGTACTCAGTGTTTGTCCCGACGGAATAGGTGACGCTAGTCGTCCACCGGCTCGTGATGTCGTCGATCGTCTCGACCAGCGAGAGTGCGCCGGTCATACTCGCGCCATTTGAGGGCATCAGTCATCAGCCTCCGGCTCCACGGTATCGTCGGTGTTGGCATCGGCATCGGGGGCTGGATACCCGTAGGGGTCACAACCCTCCGTTTCACCTGTGATCTGGGGATAGCCCACGAGGCCGATTCGGCGCTCCCCCAAGTCCCGGGCCGCCGTCCCGAACGTGAGGCAATGCGGGCACTTGAGGTGCAACTCGATTGTTGTCGCCATCGGCCGCACCCGGTGGACGAGCATCCACGTCTCATCGCAGCTGTCACACCAGAGGTCGGCGGCATCCTCCTCGCGGTCGAACTCCCCGATCGGGACGCCGACGATCCATTCCTCGTCACACTCGGTACATTCGAGATAGATGTCCTCGTGTCTATACCCGAGTTTGGAGAGGTGTCGTTTGCGAATGCTCTCGTCTGTCGGTTCGGCCCCACAATTGGGGCACGTCGAGTCTCTGGGGCGTTCTTGCTGGGAGAGATCGGGCATAGATTGGGCTGGGCTGGATCGGATTAAATTGGATTCGAGTCGGGGCGGGGCGAGACAGAGTCAGAGCGCCCGGAAGGGGACGGCCGGATCGTCCATCGTTTCGAGGCGTCCCGTCGGGTCGGCTTGTTTGGCTTGCCGCCACAGCGAGAGGGCGTCCTCGCTGTTGAACGACAGTTGCCGATTCCTTTGCTGGAGCGAGGCAATCCGGCGCTCTTCGGACGCATAGGCGGCGGCCAGGAGAGCGGCCGTCAATTCGAGACGGGTCGTATTGTCCGTATGCGGGGCTAACTCATCGTTGACGACTGCCTCCGCAAGATGGATCTCGAATTGGAGTTCCGAACTCGGATAGTCGGAACTGGAGAGATCGCCCGCATTCTGGACATCGGTCGCCGTGATGGTGATGGACATCGGAGGTGATCACTTCACTCGCACAGACGCCAGGCGGCGCTACCGGGCTTCCGCAATCTCGTCGAGGGCAGTCGTGCGATTCTTGCCCTGTTCTTCGGCGGTTTCGAGTGCGTCCAGCTCGGCGCTCGAGTAGTCGCTCTCGTCGAGGGCCGCCTCCAACTCGTCGACCGTGTGGTCGGCGGGATCAATGGGCGGCCCGGGGGCAGAGGGCTCGACTGGCTCAATCTTATGCGAAAATGATCTTACTTCCAACTCCGTCGGGACAAACGTCTCTCCGATCTCCAGTTCCTCCCCTTGGTGGTAGTGTGACTCTTCAACAACCCGGTATTCCTGATCAGTCATGTATTGAAACGCAGGGCAGAAAGCGTTGGGCGGCGCCCCGTCCGTTGCAGGCTATTCGCCGAGTAGAGAGGTGTCAGTCAGGCAGTCCAGTAGACGATCCCCGATTGGCCGCTCTTGGTCGATTTGACCCTCGGATACATGGCAGCTAGCACTTTCCAATGATCGCGGAAGGGATCTTCCCACTGCACCGGCTGGGGGTCACGGGCGATTCCGAGATCGATCACGTCCTCAGTCGGCCGGAACATCAGGACCGACTTGCCCGGGAGATACTCGGCCTCCCGAATGCGGGAGATGGACGCGAGGTTTTCGATTCGATCCCGAACAGTGAGGTTGCCGTCGCCGTCGGGGTCGATATCGTCCAGGGTGTCGTAGTATTCGGTCCCCAGGTAGACCCAGTAGCCCGTGCCGGCGGGATTGAAGTCGTTATCGTTCTTGAGGATGGCACGCATCGCACGGAAGTCGTCACGGATGACCGTGTTGTCGGCCGTCCAGTCCGCACTCGTCGTGCCCGTGTTCGCATCGGGGTGATTGGTGAGCCCGTAGAGCTGGAAGGAGTCGCCCGAGGAGCCAATCGTCTGCCCCCAGCCGTTCCAGACCAGGTCCTCGAGCGTTTCCGCCACGTTGCGGGAGGTGACGGTGGCGCCGAGCGTATCCAGGGAGACATTCGACGGGTTCTGCCCGTCGGGGCTAGGTGCCTCACGGAAGCCCAGCGAGAAGTCGTCGTGGACGATCGGCACCGGAACGCCTTCCATCCCGAACGCGACCGAGGATTCAGTCTCGGCCGTCTCGGGGTCCATGTCCACACTGGCCTCGCCCATGTCATCGACCACGTTCCACTGGTCGATTTTTGTCATGAGGTCTGTATTGACCCTGAGACCGGCCGTGCGGAGGTCCGAGACGATGGTGAGGGTGTCATCCATCGTGCGGTAGACAGCGTCGTCCACCGCTTCCCAGGAGTTCTCGGGGAGGCTGGCGTTCGTGTACAGGGCGTTCGCGCGGGCCGTAGACTGGCCCTGACGTGCGTCCTGGATCTGTTTCCAGGCGTATTCAGTGAGGTCGAGACTGCCGTTCTGGACGATTTGTGGAGTGTTAGAGACAGACATTAGCGGGCCACCTCCGAGGCGAGATCCTCAGTGTCACCCGAGGCCGCACCGGAGTTGTCGATAGATTCGATTGCGTGGGCGGCGACCGCGCCCTCATCGTCGGGCGAGGTGCCGTCATCGAACACGCGGACGGTGCCGTCGCCGGCCGAGACGAGGCGGTCGTCCTCGGTCGCGTTCGCCTGCGCCGACGTACCGAGGTCGGCCCCAGACGCCAGCACGAGATGGGCGCCGACGCCGGCGTTCGCGGAAACGAACTTGACGTTGTCACCCGAGGCATAGGTATCCCCGAGTTCCATCCCGCGGTCGCGGTCGTTGATGGCGACGAGAACTTCGTTCAGTACCCCACCGTCCGTCGAGTGGGGCGCCACGCCGTTTGCAGTTCGCTCGAGGAGGTGCCCGACTTGGACTGCGCCGTCGGCGGGCGCCTCGTGCTGGACGTACTGATCGCGCGCGTAGAGGATGCTCTTGTGAGATTTCGCCATTAGTCGTCACCCCCATTTTCCGCAGCCCAGTTGGAATAGCCGCCAGACGGGATATCCTCGCTATCGTCGCTTGCGTTCGCGCGCTCGACGCGGCCAGGGATCGCCGCCATGTTCGCGGTGGCCTGACCCTGGCCCTGTGCCTGTGCCTGAGCGGGCTGGTCGCGCTGTGCGTTCAGGACGGCCTGGGCCGCCTCCGTATCGAGGTCGACATCCTCGGGGTCGACGCCAAATTCGTTGGCGACGACTTCAGCAGCTTCCTGCTGGGCCTCGCGCTGGGGCGCTTCGATCTCCTCGCGGAGCTCCTCGTTCTGCTCGCGGAGGGCCTGGATCTCGGCCTTGATTTCCGAGAGTGCATCAGCATCAGCGTCAGTGCCGGCCTCTACCGCAAGGCTCTCGGCCTCGATTCCACCGTCACTTTCGCTCTCGTCGGAGGTAGTTTCGGAGTCAGTCTCGGTCTGTTCGGTGCCCGCCTCGGTGGGCTCGTCACCCTCGTCGGCGGATTCAGGAGTCTCATCAGTCATTGGAGGATCAGAAGTGGATTGAGAATCGTTCGGAGTCGTATCCGGGTCTGCATCCGGGTCCGGGTCTGGTTCGCCATCTGCCGCATTCGCGCCGGCGTCGGCCTCGTTGTCGGTGGCATCGGCATCGGAATCGGAATCGGTTTCAGAGTCAGATGGGGTGTCGTTCGCGGTCGTGTCTGCGTTTGTCGTCACATCGCCATCCTGGCACGAGCAGTCGGCCTCGGCGCCGGCTTGCGAGCCAGCGGGCGCCTCATCGCCCATTCCGAGGGCATTGAGGACGCGCCGGCCAAGGGTCTCGGCTGCATCGTCGTTGATGGCGACAGAATCGGTGTTACTCATATCACGTTCAGTCAGTCCGTTCGCCCGCCCCACGCCACAGCCCTCCGCGACCGAACAGTTGCCCGTCTCCCCATCGACGGGGAAGACAGCCAGGTGATCGGGGCGCAAATTCTGCTGCACGGCATCGTAGGACTCCCCGTTCAGCCGGCCGTCGGCGGGCGCTCGATCCGCGAGATAGCCCGTCGACGTCTCGACGATCCGCCCGGCCTCCAGCGCATTCACAATCCCGACGAGGTCGCCATCGTGGCGGCCCTGTTCCTCGAGATTGATCCACGCCTCGGCTCTGAGCGCACCATCCGAAACCCCAGGATCGCGGACCTCCCCAATCTCGGCAGGGTTGACCGCATCGCCATTCTGGATGACGGTGGGGGTGCCCTCCGGATCTTCGGGATGCCGAAGAAGAAGGGGCCGACCCGCCCAGGCGTTCGTGGTGGCCGTCAGTTCGTCGGCGGGGAGGAGTTCTCGCGTGATCCCACCATCGGGTGCGGGATAGCGATAGACCGCCTCCTGGACGGCGACCACAGGCGAGACGAGATAGTCGGTTCCGTCGTCCTCGACGCGTCGGGGCTCAGACTCGCCGCCCGAGGCCGTGGGCGCGAGAGACGCGGGGCTGTTCAGCCGGAGCGTGGGTGTCATAGATTCGTGTTAGGGATCAAACCAAGATGAGTGAAGGGCCGTCGACAGTCGGATCAAACCAGACCGGGACCTCGGGCCATCTCGGCCGTCATCGGGCCCGGGTCTAGATTTGGGCCTGCGACTGTGACTGCGACGACGCGTGGGAACGCAGGCAGGCAGCTACCACTCCTGCTCGGTGATTACTTCGACTGTTATATCGCCCGTGGTGTCAGAATACGCCAGGAATACACAGACGTCGCGAGCGCTGACCTGGCGCTTTTGGGTCTGTGGCCCCGACGAAATCGACGTTTTCGAGCCCAAGCCCGAGGAATACCGCGATCCGAACCCGAGTTGATAGCCACCAGGGTCGGCCGCCGACGTGCCGACAGTCCCCGTGTCGTCGGGGAACTGGTCGATAGAGCTTGTGGTTTCGATCACCGAATTAGCCACTGAGTGTTCGGGTGGGGTGGCCCAATCTGTCGGTTGGCTGCCGGTGCCGTCGAGTGCGTTTTCGGGCGCGACTGCGATCGGCATGACCCGCACATCGCCAGAGCCGGAGAATTTGGTGACGTACGTATTTGCGAGCTGCGTGTTTATGATTTCGCGGTCGGGATCGACGCGCAGGGCGTGGATCGGAACCCAGGTGCCGGTCGTCCCAAGTGCGGCCGTGAACGAGTGGGTTTTCTGGCGCTGGATCGGATCGACGCTGCCGAGGGTGCGCACACCGACACTCCCTAACTCCGCTTCCAGCGATCCCGCACCCGCCTCGGCGGTCACACTCAATTGAACGGGTTTGTTCGCCGTCTGTGGCCCTTTGTCGTCGTCAACGCTGGTTTTCCCGACGGTCGGGTTTTTCTGCGCGCCGTCCTGGGTGTAGGTTTCTATAAATTCAGTATTGCCGACATTGTACCAGTTCGTCTCACCAGCGACGCGGCCCCACGTGGTGAGTCCTTTCTCGAGGGAAACCGTCTCGGCATCGACCTCGGTGCCGGCGCGATACTCTGAGAGAGTCACACTCGTTCCCGGGTGGCTGCTATTCCAATACCAGATCCAGCCGTCGGCGTTCGGTCCTGGCGTCCCATCCGCGGAGTTCGTTAAATCCGCATCACCGTATGCGAGTGTGACGGCGTCGCCGCTCTGGAGTTCGTGGGTCGTCTGGAGCGCGGCCGACCACTCGATAACGTACTGGACGACATAGCGGTATCTCTCAGCCGTTGCGAGCGTCACAGTGTCCCCCGCCGACTGCGGGCGGAGGCGGCGACCGTCGATGGTATCCTGATATTCGGTGACCGACTCATATTCGGGGAATTGGCGCGTGCCGTTGACGAAGACCCGGAGCCGCTCGGGTGAGTAGGGATAGTGCGCGGCCAGATCTGCCTCGTTCGTGGTGGTAGATACCTGCTTCCCGAAGGCATCTTGCCATTCTTCGATTGGATTCATTTAAATAATGAGATTATGGTGAAGTGACGGGAGTCCAGGTACATCTACAATTTGGGTGCTGTGGAATGCGCCCGCGGGCCTCGTCGATCGTGTACGTCGTCCCATGGAGAGCGGCGCAAGTTGGGCATGTTCGTCCGTCCATCGTCGCAAGCCACTCCACCTTCCCCACGACCTGCTCGACACCCATCTGTTCGTAGCGGGTGAGGGTCTGTTCTGCCGCGGCGCGGACCGTTTCCGTTCTGGCGAGTGTTCGGGCGCGAGTGATTCCGACTTTCTCGATTCGGTCGTTGATCTCAGCAGCCATATCCCGCGGGTTCACCCCCTCGACCATGCCCTCGGTTAGGACGCGAGAGACGTCCGAGTCCACGGCATCCGTGATGCCCTTCAGGCCACGATAGTTTCGCGTGTAGAGCGATCGAAGGAGATCCTGATGCACAGGCGCGTTGAACGCCTGTTCGAGCGCCTCCTCACCGAACTCGGCCGCGCCTGACCCCAACGCTGCGTTGGCGTTTTTGATCCCGCGGCGAGAGGCAGCGCGCACATAGGCACTCGACCAGTGCCCCCCACGCTTGACCGTTTCCGTGCCCACGGGTTCGAGGACCTCGTCCTCGAGTGCCCCCCGGAACCAGTCGAGGAACGCACTCTCTTTATCGGCGCGTGTCTCGAAGCGAAAATCGTCACGCGGAGAGGCGTTCTGCCGCAGGACATCGGCGGGACGCCCGCGATTCCGGCTGCGCCCCCAGTCCCGGCGGGCCGGGTCCCCCAGGCGCAGGGCGTCGTTCTCTTCGACGGTCGTGCGGACGACTCCCTTCAGTTTTCGCAACCGCTTGTATACGTCAGCGGCGTATTCTTCGCGGATTCCCTTCGTCCGGCTGGGATCAGCTCGCTCCGCGTTCGTCCGCGGCTGGGTTTGGTCCGGGTCGGGGCGTGGCTCGCTCTGGGCGTGGGCATTCGCCCGCGTATGATGGGCCATTATTGAGGAGAGCCGCCGTCCGGCTGCATCCCAGGCTGCTGTTGCTCGCCATCGTCGCCGGGCTGGAGCGACTGTTCAAATTGCTCCTGGACCTGCGAGTCCTGTTCGTCCAGTGATGTCTGCGCCATCGGATCCTGTACGTCCTCGGGCGCTTCTGCCCCGCGTTCTGGTTGCCAGTCGAACACTTCTTCGCGGATTTCGGGGATCGTCGCCAAGAGGTCCGGGGAGCCGCCAGTGGCGTTCTTGAGCGCGGTCGCCTTCGCCTTCATGATATCAGCCTGTTCGGCTTCCGAGGGTTCCGATAACGGTGGCCACTCGACTTCATACCCATCGCCCTGGGGTTCAGGGAGGATACCCAATTCGAGGAAATGATCGACGAGTTTTCGAAGGAGGAGTGGTTCGGCGTGGGCATTTCGTCGGGAGCCGATATACTGATGCCACCGCTGGCGGTCTTCGGTCGTCGCGCGCTCACCCGTCTCGTTGCCCTTGATGAACGTCTGAGGGATGCCCGTCGCTGCCGAGATGGCTTCAATCTGTGATTCGACGTGGTCTGCCGGGGAGGCGACATCCCCGCCCAGAGATTCGATGTCCCCCCCAGAGGGAAAGAGCGTCCGGCGTAGGTTGTGGCGGTATTCCTCAATCTGGTCTGCGAGCCCGTCGCCGCCGTCCTCGAACCGATAGGGCTGGCCGTCCGGCCCTGTCGGCGGGTTGACGACCAGGCCCTGCCAGGCGCCCCGCCAGAACATTTCCGCGCTGCCGGCGAGAATCTTCTCGGCGTCGAGCAGGGGGTTCGCTACCTGGAGGAGTGCGGGCTGAGAGTGAAGATCGTCCTCATAGCGGTCCTCCCCGACAATGTGGACAGCCCGGGTATGGTGGATCTGTTCAGTCCGGCCGTCTTCTACTTCGATCTCGAATGACTCGGGCAGGCCATACCGCTCGCTTGTGAGGTTGCCATCTACCTCGAACCCCTCGATTCGACCCTCATCGAAGGGCGCGATGTAATCGAGGTCATCCAAGCCAGTGAGACTCCCGGGCGCAACGGGCTCTTGGAGATTGTCGCCGGGGAGGCCGAGGACAACTACCGCGTATTCGCCGAGTCGTGCGTAGAAGTCAGTCGTGTGCAGGCGATTCTGAAGCGAGCGTCGGGTGGATTCGCCATCCCACAGCTTGGTGATGGCCGTCTCGAACGCTGTCTCCTCGCCGTCGTCGCCATCTTTGTCGATGGCATCCGTGACCTCGGGGGGTTCCTGCCAGGTGTCGTCGACCGGCCGGTCGATGATAGGACTCGCATAGGGATTGCGGTGATACCACTGCCAATAGACATCGAAGGTGAGGTTCTGCGTCTTGGGATAGCCCACCGCATCGTAGAGATTACGGTTGCCGCCGTCGGCGAAACTCTGTGTGTGTCGTGACCGAGAAAAACGGTCGGTGGCGTGGCTATTCGTCCGGATGCCAGCACCGCGAGTGAAATTATAGTCAGGCATGACGAATCGCTACTCGGCCCACGTCGAGGGGATCGACTGCGTGCCGCCCGTGTCGCCCATGACGGCGTAGCGGAGGGCGTCGAGGGCGTGGTCAGTTGCTTGGGCCTTCCCGACGTGGTCCTCTTGATACCCGAAGAACTCCTGAATGAGTGGTGTACAGGAGTCGCTCACGAGGAGCCCGGGTTTGCCCGTATTATCTCGGGTGAGGAGATCCCGCACGACGGGGATGCCCTCGTCCAGATCTTTCGCCGCAGCCGTCACGCGATAGCCCGCCTGTCTGAACTTTTGGTAGTGTTCAGGTTCGTGTTCGGCGTAGAGCATCCCACGGGGCTTCTCGTTCGACTGAAGCCACTCGATCGCGTCTTCGACCGAGGTCTCCGTCTCGTAGAACAGATCGAGGACCACATACTGATCGTGGGGTGTTTTCCCGATTTCTACGACCGCTCGCGGGTCGTTCCAGCCGTGGTCATAACCGTAGATCCGCCAGTCGTGGGTCCGGCGAACGCGCTCCTGGGCCTCCCTACCGGGGATGACGTGGTGTTCGCGGGAGAACCGATCATAGACCAGGCCCTCCGCGGCGGCGAAGCCCCCCGCAAGCCCTTGCTGCTCGGCGGATGTCCCCTCAAACTGCCGGATGAGCTTCTCCTTCTCGCTCAGGAAGGGGTTTTCACGAGAGTCCGCGAGGATATTCGTGATGCGGGCGGGGATGGGGTCCCCATCTGGGGTTTCCTGTTTCTCGACGAACTCGTAGAATTGGTTGTAGCCATTTCCGGTCGACGTCCAGAGGGTAACGTTCGGGCCGGCCTGGGTGCGCTGCCGAGAGAGCAGCATCTTGTTCAGTTTGAACAGGTCCG